CGTGTGAACTACCACACACTGACCTTCGGTACAGTGTGGGCTTCCCAATTCAACGGGCATTGCCGCCAAGACTCCGTAGTCCGTTTGGTCTTACATACCCTCCAAGGGCAGGAGTCCTGGTTCCCAAGACTCAAATCTTTGCTTGGACACATACCTGTTAGCTTGGTTTTCGCTTATGGCATTGGTGTACAACACATATAGATTATATCAAAAATATGCAACTAAATCGTCCTTTGTTACCGTAGCATGTTCTTGGCGATCTCGGCATGGGGTCAGGGTTGAAGGGGTCCGGCGTGGTGGGAGCCTGTTAGAATAGGGGGACACACTTTGGAGCAACAAAGCATGTCCGATATTGATTTTACATTGTTACTGAAAGAATCTGAGTCGAACCGTCCAGATCATGTTCCTGCTGAGTATGTCAGGGTTGATCATTGGGGTGCGGCATTTAATGCCCCATTGTTTATAAATTACTCTAGAACTGCTGAAACGAAGAAATACTAAGAAGCAGTCAGGGCAAGGCTTTGCGCTAATATGAATAAAGCTCGACGACTTCTTTGGGCAGAAAACCGCTTCGATTGATGCAGCGGTGATCGCCCAACTAGAAAGCGTATTTGGAACGTAAATAAAGTCCCGATATACTTACCTGATGCAAGCATATCGGGACTCTAAAGGATAATATTAGATAAAACGAGGATTTTTATGGACGTCAGGCCGCCCAAGTTAATTGATGAATCATTTACGATTTCCCAGGTTAAGTGGTTGAGAAGATTTAGCAATTTAGTCGCGGGGATTGCGGGGGGCGTTGCCTTCCTCGACCAGATTGGAGTAGGGGCATTGCTGCCTCCCCAAATCCAGAAATATGTTACACCTGGCGTTGCTGTAATTGCGCTCACAGCGTTTTATACGGGCAACAAAAAAGTAGGAGCGGCGCTATACGCTGACCACGCTTGCCGCCCCTACAACTACACCCCAGACGGCAAACCAGGGCGAAATAAAAAAGACGCGCTGTATCAAGTGTTTATGACGGGGGCAGAAGTTCTTTTGGCAGAAAAGGCCACGACTGGGCAGCTAGTTACGCCTGATACAGTTCAAAAGCAGGAACAGTTTCCCGCTGATAATGGGCCTGAAAGTGTAGCCCTGGCCCCCGTTGAAATAGGGACGAAGTTACACCTTCCCCCTAACCCTATCCCCACGCCAAACCCTGAACTAGAGGGATTGACTAGAGGTAGTAAAATTAGTCTGTTAGATTTGGCGGCGATCGCACAGGAGCAAAACTAATGGCTTGGGGACTGTATAAAGACGGCATTTTGTATTACATGGTGGACGGGTTTTTCACGTCTAAAGTTACTGTAAAAAAATCTCCTACTGGAGATCCTTTGCTTCCCAGCCGTCCGCATACTATTGCGCTTGATCTAGACGGTAACGCGCCTGTCCCGTTACCGATGCCAGTCAAGACGAAGCCTCAGGGCGTGTCTGGCACGTTTGCCGAACAGGTTTTAGAAGCAAAGGGCTTGTTATCTCAGCCCAACGCCTACACCTGTCAATCAACCTGCATCGCAATGGCTACGGGACGCACGGACATCATGCAGATTCGGGCAGAGCTAGAAGACATCGGAGAGCCTGGAAACCCTGGAGTGATGGGAGTCCTGCTCAAAAAAGCTTTAGGTGATCGTTATATCTTCGATGACAATGCCTGTCTTTCTGAAATTAGAGAGTGGCTAAAAGCAGGAGAGTTTTTAATCACTCACGGCTGGTTCACCGGGTCGGGCCATGTGATTTGCTTAGATGGTGTAACGATAGACCCGTCAAACATGAGTTACAAAATCAGCGTTAAGGATCCGTGGTCAGAGTTCAGTTTTGGGGCATGGGCTTACAATAATCCCAGCGTTGATCGATACGATGGCGATTACAGTGCCCACGGGTTATATGCTGCCATTGTTGCGGGACAATCAGTTTCAGACGCGATCGCCATCTATCAAAAGCGCGAACTTGACTCAATGCGTAAAGGCGCTTGGGTGCATCGCGTTAAAGTGGAATAAGTGAAGTGAACTACCACACACTGACCTTCGGTACAGTGTGGGCTTCCCAATTCAACGGGCATTGCCGCCAAGACTCCGTAGTCCGTTTGGTCTTACATACCCTCCAAGGGCAGGAGTCCTGGTTCCCAAGACTCAAATCTTTGCTTGGACACATACCTGTTAGCTTGGTTTTCGCTTATGGCATTGGTGTACAACACATATAGATTATATCAAAAATATGCAACTAAAAGATCTCAAGACTTCAATCCCCTTCTCTGAGCTATCAAACGATCCTGTGCTTTGCAAAGAAGTTCAGCAAGTCCTTGTAGCGCATGGGTTTTCCATTATTGCAGATGGAGTTTACAACTCCGCAACACAAAATGCATTGGTTCAATTCAAGCAAAAATATTCTCTTTCTGGAGGGAATAATATTGGCCCCACAACCGCCGTGTGGCTACTGGATTCTTCCAAAAAAAGCCTAACCCCTACCGTATCAAGTCCAGCGGTAGGGGCTTTACACATCACGGAAGCACAGGCTGAAAAGAAAATCCCACAACAGGCCATCAATCTAATCAAAGAGTTTGAAGGATGCGAATTAGATGCCTATGACGACGGTGTAGGCGTTTGCACCATTGGATATGGCGCAACCTTCTATCAGGATGGGCGAAAGGTTCAGATAGGGGATCGCATAACTCAGCAAGAAGCTGAGGATTTATTGCGCTTTCATCTCAAAGCATTCTGGAACCATCTAGCCAAAACAACGCCTAGATGGGCAGAAATTACCGATGGGCAGCGAGGGGCATTGCTAAGTTTTTCGTTTAACACTGGGTGGACTTTTGGAGCCGATGGGTTCAATACGCTGAATAAATGCATTGAAAAACAAAGCTGGGATGCTGTCCCTGCGGCAATCTCCCTTTACGTTAACCCTGGCACCTCCACTGAGTCGGGCTTACGCAGACGAAGAAAAGCTGAAGGAGAACTCTGGGGCTGCTCACTGTCACGCCGCGACTTCTAACAGCCCTATTAGATTCAATGTTCATTTTTGGTATAATCAAATTGGTCACTGACCCCTACCCATTATGCCCGTTGAAGCGATCGATATTGCAATGGAGGTTCGCAAAGCGTACCCCACCCCACTCCGACAGGAAGGAATCGCCCATCTTGTAATTAATGAAGATGGGCTAATCGTTTGGTTTGACGTAGTTTGTACCCGAATTTTTGGGTATACCGCCAATGAGATTATAGGCAATACTATCAATTTATTCTTGCCTGAAAATATGCAGGGGGCGATCCATGATCGTCTTGTGGCTGGCGTTTTTCAAGGTTTCAAAGAAGCCCTAAAAACAAATAATGCAGCCATTGGCCTTAAATCAATGGGCCGCAGCGAGAACGGGCAGGCGCGATCAGTAAAAGGCTATGCGCAAGGGCATCGTCCAATTGAATTCAAGCTAGAGTTTGGCCCATTGGTGCATCAAGGCCAGCTTTATGCAGTGGCGTTTATCCAGTCGCCAGAGGCAACAGAAGATGTGAACTTATCTCAATCAGTGCGGGGGGAAGCGGATCTAGTTATCCGCAACGCGCGATTACAGATCGTAGATGTTGCAACGGATATGGCAGGCAAAAAATTTACTGGGGTTTTTGGATTTTATGTCAATCAGGTCTTTGGGCAATCACGTCTGGGCCGCATCGTTAGTGGGTTTGCAACCATCTTCACTTTTGGGGGTATCTTTGGGCTTGCCTTTCTCCTTTGGGATTCCCGCTTTGGCACTAAACCCAGTTATCAACAATATAATATCGGCGAGCCCACTGGGGTTGAAGGTCAGCCAATCCAAGAAAGCCCGCCCAGCAATAGGAAGCCTCCTTCTCCAGGGAAGTAAGGCAGAAGTTGAAAATGGGGGATTTATTTCTTTATTTTTCCCATTTAGCGCTGGTGAGCTATTTGGGCTAAGCTGTACTGTTTTTGATATTGAGCAAATTAGTAGTCGCGGAGGTGGGGTGCAACTTGCCATTAAAGCATCACAAAAATGGCTGTGTTTCAAGCCGTTTGAGACACGCTTTAGGGTAAAGCCCAGAACCAATCTAAACACGGTGTATGTGTTCAATAACGCGGGGAATATTATTCGCCTGACAGGCACAACAGGCGGTTTCCGTGGCGTAAACAAAGGTACAACTGTGTTCGCTCTATCTGAGGGCAGCGCGGAAATTGAGAATGTTAGGGGGCAAAAAGCGCAAATCTCTGGCGGTCAACAGGCGATCGCCTCACCTTCTGGAATTATCGTATCAAGCACTCCATCTGTTAAATCTCAGGTTGTGGGCAACCGGATTTCAACGCATCCCAGCAATCAAGTCTTGATTAATGGAATTGAAGCACGATGGTTGCCCCCGACTGAGGCAACCGTTGAGGTCTTATCACTTAGTGGTCAGGTTGAACAGTATTCTGTTCGCTACTGGTCGGGGACTTGGCTTCGACAATAGCAAGATCAACTCTGAACAAAATACCCTGCGGTCATACGCCAAATTACGTTTGGGGTTGCGGGGGCCACAATTGTCGTTGCAGTGTTTTGAGCTGAGCTTGCAAGCGGCAGTACAAAATCTTCCCTATTTGGAAAAGAAGTGCCTTGTGCCGCTGCCTCTGCGGGTAAGCTGAAAACTAAAGCTCCAGGGAGGTTGGTCGTTGTTACCAGTACAGGCGTTGCTGCGGCTGTTAGTAATGCCGCAGCGAATCTATTAATGGATAAAAATGTGAGGTAATTTCTCAGCCCAGCCCCAGGATTGGGAATCGTGAGGGTGACAGCGGCCCCCGCCGCCCCCGTAGTGGTAGCAAGAGCTGGAGTGGTGGATCTAGCCAAATCATCAAGTATCCCATTACTGGCACTAATGGTAGCAATTGCCGTCCCGCTAGTATATGCCGTACACCGAACCCTGATTTTCCAGAACAGGGAACACTTGCCCTCCCAGACGCCTTGTGTCGAGCCTGTGATGCTCAAAACGTAAAGCCTAGAAGCTTGGTTGACTGGTAGCACAGGGATAGGTGTCCAGTTTGCCCCGTCAACCGTTCCCGACACCTCAAAGGTTGCGTTAAAGGTATCCCTCAGATCAATCGCAAAGCTTGAACAACCATCACAGAATAGTACAACTTCAGCATTTTGCGCTGCTAATACACCCGTCGCCCTAAAATTTTCTCTAGGATGTTGGTTCCCAAAACCGCCAAGCTGAGTTGTTGTAAGATTGCCCATTACTGCACCTGATAATTTATCTTGATATTGCCAAATTCTTTGAATTGACTTGAAAAGAAAACTGTAATTTGATCAACATTACACTGAGCGGAAAGCGTCACTCCTTCAAGCTGCCATAAATCATTATCGTCGGTGGGCAATGTTGGGGCAAGCCATACCCGAATCGATTGAGTCGCCAGCGTCCCTGGTCGAGCAAATACCTGCTCATGAGATTGGGATTGAGTGAGCAAGGTCAAAGTTGCCGATTCGGTTGCTACCCCACCACCTAATTGCTCATAAGTTAAGGCTTGCCCAGGGGCGATCGCTTGAGGTAATCCCCCAATTCGATTCCCCTGAAAATCATAGTCTTGATTAATCCGCTTGGGCATTAAGTCACAATCCCTAAGCGAGTGACGTAAACAATTGCTCCATTAAGGGCGATCGCGGGGGTTGCCTTAACTATTACCGTGTTGAATGGGCTGGCAGTGTTTCGGTTTATTTCGCAGTCCATATCTCGTTCTAACCCCGTGGCTTCGCGGACTAAGACGCCAACATCTTTGGTCCCAAAGTTATGGGCGATCGTGTGGCTTGTAGCTGTTGCATCACCTATTGTAAATTTCTTGGTAATGGTTAGGTAAGAAAGATTTCTGACTTTCTTAGGCGTCATTGCGCGGGTATCGTCTGTGCCACCATCCGCTTCGGTGGTTTGATCTGCAATTTCAATAGCGCCTGCAATTGTTTCTGAAGCGGCTGGTGTGCCCGTCCCAAACGGCGTCCAAACAACGTTTCCAGTCCCAAGGACAAAATCAACCGTACTTTGTCGCCATGTAGTCCCAGCGCTGGTGCCTTCGTCTACGGTAACAATCGCAGACTCTAGTTCATCGGCGGTGCTTGCGTCTGTGGCGCGTGTTGCTGGCGTTGCGGCCCCTGTCCAAACATAAATCCCGTTCTCAGTTTGCAAGGTTTGACCAGCGGGAATCCAGCGATCTCCTGGATTCATTGCAATGCCGTCAAGGGTAGCCCCAGGCGCAGCAAGGTTAATATTATTTGCTGTGCGAACGCGAACGTTGTCCTTAAACCCTAGCCCCTCGATAGCAGCTAGCAACTGTTCGTGGATAACAACCTGACCAGCCGCAGTCGAGGCGGGAACATTGAGAAGACGATTGACGCCCTGAAAATCATAATCCTGAGAAATTGGCTTGGACATTAAAAATCTCCTAAATTAATATGTAACCTTGCCCAGGTGGATTCACGCGAACTCTAAGCTGGTTGTCCGAATTATGGACAACCTCAGCGTCGATTTCTTGCCATGCCAAATTATAGACTTGCGGCTTGGGCCTGTAGCCTAGGTTGTGATTCCATAGCCATTCAGCGGAGTTGGTGGCTTGGTCAAACTTGAGAGGGGCGTTATTTGCAACATTCCCCCATCCCACCAATCGCGGCGTCTCTTGCGTCACAACCAACGTTTGCCCCACCGTTCCCCCCGCCGGAAACGCCACCCCGCTTGCCGCAAGGCGATCATTAATAATTGCAATCAGCGAGGGATAGCTTGGCGCGTCTGGCGGTGTAGAGTCTAATGCCAACTGGCTAAATTCAACTGTATCCGGCGTGGTAGCTTTTACGACTATCTTGATGGGTGGGCTTGGATCTCTTGGGTCAATGTCCGGGAATTTGAAGGTATAAAACGAGGAGTAATCCCCATCCGAGTTACGCCACGCGTAATACTGCCAAGTCCCGTCTGGGTTTGTAGTGATGGGTGCGCGGTCAGACGGGCGTTGCTCTGTGGCGGTTTGGCTGTAGCCGTGGAAATTAACGAGGATGGTTGCAGAGGGCCAGCTATTCCCCTCTAGCGGGACACCATGACTATGTTTTAGTTTCCCGACAATCTTAACCTGCGTCATCTGATGCCGCGCAATGAGTGGTTATAATGGGTGGACACACTCTTGTATGGTGGTACAAAAGCATGTCCGATTTAAGTTTACACGATAAAGCCGTCCACAGCATAGTGGGCCAATAAGAGCAATATTGTCCAGTTTTCATTACTGTGATAGCGATCGCCCTGACAGGTGGGGACACCTGGGGTGATCGCTAAGCTCAAAACCTTTGCAGCACAAACCCAAATAAAAAGCCGCCCTGAAGTGCGGGGTTTGCATCCGAGGTCTTTGGTCAAGCTTTCACAAAAGTGGCCTTAATTGTATCCACTGCGCCATAAGTATTTTCTTGACCGCCGTGGGAGTCACGGAACGAGATAGCCAGCCCATTTGGAACAGCCATGAAATGCAAGTGAATCCGATAGACAGACCCATCGGACATTGTAAAATCTTTCCAGATTGCAGCAGGGAATGAATTATCAACCCATGCAGCCCAGCCATTGCTAGGCGTGTAGGAGAAGTCAGTAGCAACAACCGTAATATTTTTAGTTCGAGTTGCAAGATTGCCGCCACGTCTATCAAATAGGCGGAAAGATAGCGTATCAAGTTTTGCGCATGCCCGATTAGGGACAAGAATATTCAAAACTGTGTTGCGGCCCGTGTTTGTCCAATCGGCAAGATTAACTGATGGGATGTCAGCAGATAGCGCCCAAGGCGTTGTTTCAGGCTGCGCAGAAACTTCCTTCCACTCGCTAGCTAGAAAAGTAGATCTAATGCCGCCATTGTCCACAGCTTCGTAAATTTTCCCATCCGGTGCCCGGTGGCGGTAGCTTTTTACTACAACCTCCCCGCCCAGGTAAGCGCCAACACGATTTTGGCTTAAGTACTTCCACTGGGCAGCCTCCGGCCCGTCGAAAGTAGTGCTAGTCTTGCGATCTGAGATTGACTCAACCAGTACCTGCACACGGGTAAAGTTGGTGTAGGGGGCAACCATCAAACCCGTATCGTGGATATAGTGATATCGCTGATAGCCTGCCTTTACGTCCTCTCCAGGCACCCAATCGCGGGGGGTTGCCAGTTTGTCCAGTAGTGGCGAAATATTGGGAATTGCATCACGCACTGCTTCCAGTGCTGCAATAGTTGCGTCATCGGCTTCACCTGCTTCCAGCGCCGCAATCTTGGCGTTGATATCTGTGAGGTCTGCCGGGGTTGCAGGCGCAACTGTTGGAGGGAGGTAAGGAGTAATTCTCATGGGGCGATCGCCTCTTCCATAATTCGTTGAAATTGATAGTACATTGTCCCCTCATCCTTGTCCCCAAGTACCTCGGCAAAACTCTCGCGCGTGCGGACAAACTTTTCTCCATCCTCGGACTGATAGACAAATGCCTCGTCTCCTGGCGCTAATGGCGTACTGCAAATGGCATAACCAAACTCAGTTTTGATCGCCATGCCTTCGCGAAAGTTGTTCTTGATAAGGATAAAGCCAATTGCCCTATATAAGTCGCCTTTCCAGTGCCTGTACGTGGTTCCGACTATGGGGTTGTTCATGATGCGATCTCCTGTGAACTACCACACACTGACCTTCGGTACAGTGTGGGCTTCCCAATTCAACGGGCATTGCCGCCAAGACTCCGTAGTCCGTTTGGTCTTACATACCCTCCAAGGGCAGGAGTCCTGGTTCCCAAGACTCAAATCTTTGCTTGGACACATACCTGTTAGCTTGGTTTTCGCTTATGGCATTGGTGTACAACACATATAGATTATATCAAAAATCTTGCACTCATTGTTCGTCTCGTCGGGTGGGCAATTGTCAACTCACTTATCATTCATCCCGACACCCATCCGGTGGGTAGGGTGCGGGGCTTCTGCTATTCAAGCTAAGGTTGCAACGGGTACCGATACCGAACTTGACTATTGTCCGGTTTGATCAAAATAACCGCAACCGTTACAGCATTGGCAGGGGCATCCAACCGCCCCATTCCTAACGCAACACTTCCAGGTGCAATTGATTGGTATCGAGCTGTGCGGTTGATTAGATCCCCCGCTGCATCACGGTACTCTGTTTGAGCACCTATATAAACGTCCGCTGGAAACTCTAGCCCATCAAGGATTTGGCCTCGTCCTGTCTCGTAGCTAAAAACAGCACCACCTGGTAGCGTAATCTGAAATCGACCCGGACTCAACTCAGCGGCAATCTCATGCGTCGGAGGTGCCATATCTCGCCAGTCCGCCGCGTTCATGGCCCACGCTTCCCCCTTGAGGATCTGCACGTAGTGGATCACCGCCATCTTCCATGCGGTTCGGTCGTAAAGTCGCTTAAACCAGTGCTTCCAGTCTCCGTCAGTCGGGTCGTCGTCCGAGATAACCGTATCCGTAGTGACTACGGGTTTGGATTCAAGAGCTGTAACGCGATCGCCCAATGGTTTTAGGTCAATGGCTTTGACTAATTTGTCGAGGGCTTCTACCGTTTTATCGTCTGCGGCTTCGTTCGTGGCAAGGAGGGCGATCGCATCCTCTAGCGGCTTGGTGTCCACCGGATCGGGGTCAGTCCGAAGCAGCACAAACCGAGCGCCGTCAGCAGCACTGATATAGTCCTGCACTCCGATCTTCTGCTTTTGGCCTGTTGCGGTGGGGGCGGCAATGGGCATGGGTTGACCTCCAAGAGGGCTAAGATTGACAACTACGGGATTGTTAGACTAAGCTTGTCTAACACACTAACAACGCTAACTAAGTATGCATCATTTCGAAAAAGTCATTGAATCGCTTTTGATGATTAAGTTTGAGTCTGTCCAGCCTCAGCAAAAGGAATTGAGCTGGGTTGGTCTTTACGGGCAAAAAATCATCCCTGATTTCGTTGTACCTGAAAAGTTTTGCTTTGAGGTTAAGTACCAGGATGTACCTGGTTCTGTTGACCAAAAGCTGGTTTATGCAGTTGAACAGATCAAGCGATGCCATAAAATGCCCACTTACTTGATTGTAGCTGGCGGAGGGTGGAGTATTGGGGCTCTAAAATGGCTGTTTGCCCAGTCTCCTGACGAAATCTTTCTAGGCGCGATGGACATGAATCGTTTTTTGCGGTGGTTGAACAATGCCTAATATTGATGCTTGCCTCACCTCTAAGACCAACGAGCATTATACGCCGCTTGAATTCTTGGCGCATGTTTACGCCTTCTTGGGCACGGTCAACCTCGACCCGTGCTCAAGCACTTTGGAAAACCCTACGGTCTTTGCTGACTGCCACTATACCCAAGCAATGGACGGTCTTAGCCTGCCATGGTTTGGCAAGGTGTTTTGTAATCCACCTTACGGTAATGGTTTGCTCAAATGGGCAGACAAAATCAAAACCGAGTATGAACAAAGCCATTTTTCCGAAGGATTATTTTTGGTGCCTAGTCGGACTGATACTAAATGGACGCGATCTTTAGACGGGTACTCACGGGTCTATTTGTCGCAGCGCATTAAATTCGCGGATGCCAATCGGATCCCTCAAGACTCAGCGCCGTTTCCCTCGGTTGTATTTTACTTTGGCGATCGCCAAGACTGGTTTAAGCGGTATTGGAAAGATCTAGGCGATGTGCGGATTTGTGCAAAGCCTAAAACGTTTGACAAGACAGCGTATCAGCGCGAATACATGCGGAAGCGTCGAGCTTCTTACACCTGAAAAAATCCGTGTAATTCCTATAGGTAGTAGTCAAAATGTCAGTTAACCTTATGCCCAAATTTTCTTTTTTTTCAACGCATTCTGGTGCGGGAGGTGCCTGCTTGGGCGCTGAAGCCGAAGGACTTGAGTCGGTGGGCGGCATTGAAATCGATGGTTATTGTGTCGATCTTCATCGAAAAAACTTTGGCGATGGCATTCGGCATGAGTCAATTTTAGATACGCCTATTGAGCAACTGCCTGATTTTGATTTTTTGTGGGGGTCTCCTCCTTGCCCAAGCTTTAGCAGCGCTAAAACTGATGGGGTTGAAACGCTCGAAGATATTGCACAAGCGAAGAAAATCGCTGATATTATTTATGCCAAAAAACCGCGCTATTTTGCACTAGAGAATGTGCGCGGGTATGTGGGCTCTGAATCATTTGAAAGGATTTTTTTAGAACTTCAAAGCTTGGGCTACAACATCCACTCTGACGTATATGATGCCGCTGATTGGGGACTTCCTCAGAACCGTCATCGCTTAATCCTTCGAGCTAGCCGTGATCCACTTGGAAACCTATCTCAAACACATTCAAAGACAGGTGGGCTATGGTGGAAGCCATGGAATGGCTGGTACAACGCAATCTTCGACCTTTTACCATCCTGCAAACCATCGCATCTCACAGAACGTCAAATACAGGCGCTGGAGAATAAAGGTTGGTACGGAGATATTTTGAAAGGGTTGGCTGTTAGCAGTGAATATATGGGGTCAAATGGTGCGATTGGACGAGCAGATGAATTACCCATAGGAATAATAACAACTCAGAGCAAGCCTGCGGCTGTGCTGGTTGAGGGGAAAGGCTCGCCCAGTCGTTATTGCACTTTACTCAACCCACATGAACCATCCAATACAATTACGGCAAGTACTGATCGCCAAGTTGCCCGTGCCGTCATCATCGAACGTACAGGCTATGGCGATCGCGATCCAATCACGCGCCAAAGCGATGAACCATCGCAAACAATTCGCGCTTCAGTAGGTTGTGATGAGCGCGGGGGCTTCCGTAGCCCTATCACGGCGCTCCTAGAGTCTGCTGATGTCAGGGCATTGGACTATCGCTGCTTGGCGCGTTTGCAGTCGTTCCCTGATAGTTATGCGTGGGGGAAGTCTGCGGGGAAGAACTGTAGGGCTATTGGCAATGCGGTTCCTGTTCTTTTTGCACAAAGGATTATTGAATCAATTGTTCATCCGTGAATCCAAACCCCATCCCAGCGCCATAGCCCATTAGGGAGCGTGGCGTGACCTTCTAGCAAAAACAGTTTGTACACGCTGCTATCTAATGGCAGCGCGCTACCAACCCCGATTTGCTGCACTGGGGATGGGTAGAGATTAACCCACTTGGTAGGCCCGTTAACCGTCACCGTCACCGTCACCTGAGTCCATTTGTTGGCTGGTACCGTGAGCGGCCCTACGAAATCAGTCCGATCGCCACCATCAACCAAGAACACCCCATCGAACCCTGTGAAAGTCAGTCCGGAGATTGCCGCGTCGGTCGTGTTGGTGATGAGACTTGTAAAGTCAGATGTAAAGTCTGCCGCGTCCATCGTGTAGCCTGCGCCGCCCTCAAGATGGGCGAACGGTGCAAACAATGGCTCAGGCGTTGTTACACCGAAATCGTGCTGAGTGATTAACTGGCTGTACTGACGGTAGGTAGCGAGCCATGCCTGATTAAATGCCTTTCCGGTAATGCGGCCTGGATCGAGGTTTGCTGGATCGGCTAGTTTGATTGCGGTCAGTACCTCGCCTTGCAGCGCTGCAACACTATCGCCATATCGAGCGGGCTGAGGCGGATCCATTGTCCCGTAGTTTGGATTCGCCCCTCCTGTGTAGGTTTTGATTCCCCCGTTCGAGAAATGAAACTCGATCTTGACGAGTGAGCTATACTCACCGCCGCCTGTAATTTTGGAAATGCTTACGGTTGTGTCGAAACTTGCATTAGGCTCTATATCCGCCCATCCCGAACGGTTCCCACTGCAATTGATTTGCTGAAGAGCGTAGGCAGTCCCTGCAAGGGGCACGGTCACACCGGAGCTAGCACCCCACACAAAATGACCGTTAGGGATTGCGGTACCATCCGGCTTTAGAAAGGCTAAATTAGTTACCTTTGATCTAAATGTCGTACCATACCCACTAACATGAAATCGAATTTTAGTCAGGGTGATTGCGTTTAGAAATTGCCAGACGCCACCGCCAAGGCTTACGAAATCTAGGGTATTGGGGCCAAAGCTGGTGTCATGCCAACGAATTCCAGCAGGCTGATTATCGGTAGCAATGGGCGAACGATTGGCAAAAATATCATTAACTTGACCAGGAATAAATTGAACCCAGTTTGAAGCTTTATCTGTGGATGGGTCTATTTTTAAGTTGTCTTTTAATGCCTTAAAAAAGGCATCTTTCCAAAGAACTTTATTCCCCGTTTTGTAGGGGATGTCTGGAGACCATTCAGCGATCGCAGACGATGCAATTGTTCTAATTTCTGTGATTGCCGTTTCAGCCGCTGTCACCCGTCCCGATAGGTCAGCAACTGAGCGCGCTAAAACCTCGGTGACTTCGGGTTTCAGTCCGTCTGTTTTTACCTGCAACGCGGCGATCGCATCATTGGCAGCCGTCATCGCCGCGTTAATCTCTGCGTCTGTGGCGGTGTTACTGGCTAAAGCTGCGGTCAGATCCGAGATGGCTTTATTCGCCGCTGTCAAGTCGGCTTTGTCTGCTTTTGTTAGGTCTAGGTCATTAAACGCTGACTCAATTTGAGTGACAGCAGCGGTCAGGTCGGCGTTATCGGCTTTAAGTGCGATCGCGTCTTGAAGCGTTCTTGTTGCCGCCATTAGATCCGCTTGATTGGGGACCATCACGATCGGCACAATTGGATCCGTGCCGATCGTCATGACGATGTTTCCCGGCACGTGGGTTTTTTTCACGAACGCAAAAATTCGCCCACCCCAGATATCGCCTAAAGCTACAAAAAATGTCTCAACCCCCTCGCGGAACTGTCTCCCGCTCGAGTACTGAGATACCCGGACAATTTGGGGAACTTGACCCACCCGGATTGATAGACGATAAATCCCGTTTTCCCTCTCGTCTATCTGAGCGACTAACGCTAACGTAAGAATTAATTGATTGGCGGTGAATTGGATAGGATCATTAAACACTCTATCGATTAGGGGGAGCGTCCCCGCCACTGTCGCTGTGGCGAAATTCTGAATATCAATATTTTTGATCGCACAGGCTCGCACCTCATAGGGGCGATCAACTAGCTCAATCGAGACCCCATTGTAAAAATTGATCCGCCCGTCGATCACCATTGTGGACCCAGCGATTAGGGGATACTCGATCCGTGTCCCGTTGACGTTTTTGATCAACGAGAACGCACCGCCCGCAATAATCGATTTGATCCAAGCATGGCCTTCTGGAAGCTCTTTTGGAGGCGTAGCGCCGATTCCATCAATAATTTCATTGACAAACAGATCAGCTCCTTCGATCAGGGTGATCTGTAGCGCGTCCACTCGGTATTTAAGCGTTGAGTTGTAGATTGTGAACGTTTCGCCAATGCTGCAATCCGAGACGACTGGAGCTTTTCCCGCATTGAATGTGTATTTTTTGCGCTCAACCCAGGTATACTCAATCCCCTCCCAAGTGAATTTCCCCGAAATCCCATTTTGAGTCACATAGGCGTTGCCTGAGACTGGCAAAATTGTGGTCGAGATTACCGCAACTGGGGGTTTTATTCCGACGCGAATCGTAACGTCTAAAACGGCCATCAGGCAACAACCTCAACTCTAAAACTAGGTGCCCAGTAAATATAATTGGCATCTATCCGTACTCCCAAAATTGAGAGAACCTGCCCAGTGGTTGGCGCAACAGTCGTCAGCTCGCCTCTCAAAGACGTAGCAGATAGGAGTAGCAGCGAATTGTCTGCTCCAGCAATTCCGTGATTGGGTAGGTAATACTCCCGGAACGAATTCGCTTTTTTGAACGACGTTGGAGTTGCCTCAACGCACAGCCAGATATCTGAGTTTGCAATACTGTCAGCGCGGGCAAAATCCCAGACACCCCCAACATTTTTGAGGATACAGGGAGCCGTGAACGTATTGGCCTGGAAAATCTCTCGGCGATCGTCCACCGCACCCCCAACGGCTGGCCCAGTAGGTTGAGGGCTGAAATTGGGCACACTACCTACTGGCTCAAACATAAGAAGGGGCAATGAGCTGCTAGGCAAAAATACCCGACGAGGCGGTTCGCCTGGGAATCGGAACAGGTAATACGATTCAAAATCGCCTGGGTCGTTCGTCTCGAAAATTCCAGACCACGATTCAGATGCGTCTACCGTCGTACTCCAGAGGGTTTGGTCGCCCTCTTTGTAGTAGGTCGATTCGATGCGATCGCCCACTTTGCCCTTGCCGTAAATTGTGACTTTGCCCATGTCCTAGAGTGTAGCTGTATAGTCGGGGCTTAGTCTAGAGCGGTTGGCGACAAAATGGTTGTGCGGTATTGGCGCTTCATTGCGATCGCCCAAAAAAAATTTCCCCACCCCCTTGACATTATCTAGGCAATACTAGATAATGGTGATATACCTGAGTGAGAGATAAACAAATGAGTGTTGCAGCTATTATTTCTGACGCTAAGCGATCTAATAAAGTTTTTTCAATCAACGGAAAGTCCATTCCTACATATCAATCTAGAACAACATATTACATTTCTGGCGACAATGCCGCCATTCATTCTTGGGCTTACGATCAATACGAATTTATGTCGATTCATCGACATATTGTTTGTTCGACAAATGAGGCTAGAGCGCACTACCGACAATCGGCTTCGGTGTAAATTAACGCCCGCGCCGCTTAACGGTGAACGCGGGCGTTGCCTTATTGTTCATTATCAAAAACCAATGATCAACATCCAAACCATCCTAGACAACGAAAACCTCACCATCTACGCGGCTAGTAAAACCCTAGCCGCTGAGACCGATGAGGAACTCAAAACCATCCACAGGCGGTTAACCTGCTGGATTAGGGCAGAACCACGCCAGTGGACGGATTTAGAGGCGTTCCTGAACGCTATGGGGTACCAAATCGAGATTTTCAAAAAACTCTCGTGACATATCCTAGTCTTTCCCTTACCCGCCGCTGATGCGTAGCATACAGCGCGGGCTTCGGAATCCTTGGCTTCTCGCTTCACAGGACGAGGCAACCCTCACTCCTCCACGAGCTTTATTTCCCCTCGACCTGATGACCCACGGTCGAGCTAGACATTGCATGTCATTCCCAAACTATGCTGGTTCTGATGGTTACAGACATTTTGGTGGGCGACTACACCGCATCTATCTTACACTTTTGGCGGCTCATCGCCAACCCCGCACACTGTTTGAGCGTTGGTCAAAATCGTTCGGGGGTTGGACTCCTTACCGCCGCGCCTTTCATCCCGACGCTCATCCGAAGCGGATAGAGCGCGGGGCTTCCCGTCTAGGAGCTAACTCAGTAAGTGAGCAATTCCCCTGCTAACGCGGGGAATTGTGAGCAAGAATGAGAATCCCTCGGCTAAAGCCGAGGGAGTGTCAACCATAGACGCTAAGCCAGTCACTGACCGCCGACTCAGCCTCACACTGGCTATAAATAATGGAATCAGCAAGGTTCGGAGAATGCCCAATCCGAGCTTTGCTGATGTCTTTGTCCTCAATCTTAAGTTTGCCCGTAGAGGGCTGCTCCATATAATAAATCTGGGAAAACTCAGACATAGCCTGATCTTCGTATCGCGAGAATGGGGCGATCGCCGTATCCTGGCTTTGCAACGCCTGACGATAGCTCCAGAAATCTTCAGCCTTCCGGTTCATAAATTTGTCTTTAAGCGTGGCTCCATCGCCCCAACGAACCTCAGCCGATGGCACGTCCAGCCCCGCAATCAATCCAGCGACGGTTGAGCCAACCCCAACGCAATCCACCTGTGCAATAATTTTATTTTCTAGCTTGCTGCGATCGTACTCATAGAGAATCTGTTTTCTCCATGTGGCATCGTCGCACGCTGGAATCGCCTTGTCAATTACCTCGCGCTCATCCCAAACCCATTCGTTAAAAAATAAGGCGATCGCAATGCGCGCCACACGTTGAGCCAGATTAATTTGAGTATCAATTGCACTGGTAGAGGGAATCTCAGCACAATACAGCAACACAGGCCCACGACTGACGGCGATCGCATGAGGGTCGCCACCATCCCCCACATCAACCCCAATCTTGTACGGGTGCTGCTCAGCAATGCGTAGCCATTTATCAGGATCCGCGTCCCACCGCGCACGGGCCGCAGCAAAAAACGTGCTAGGGACAATTGACGATCCGCTGTCAGTTGAAAACCTACCCTCTACACGAGTCTCCCAGTACACCGAATTTTCGCCATGCTCATATCGCACCGTCTCGATCCATGCGATCGAGACAGCCCCTGGGTATAGATCGCGCTGACACCAATCAGGCCATTGCTTTTGGGGCAATACCTCACCCTTGGACGTTAAACCAATCGCCTCAGCCACCTCTGGTTTTAGTCGGTGGATGCCCTCAGGATGTTGGTCGGTGACAACCAAGCGATACGCCCATTTGACATTAGGGTGACTCCAGACTGCAATCCTGATATGCGATCGCCCGCAGGCTTTTTGAAACGCGGTGTTGTTGCTAACTGGGTTGCCCTGGCGACAGATCCAGTTATCTTCCCCCTGGACGCAGGTAGAAGCTCCCTCATCAATTAGCGTAGGGATGCCTGAGGCTTCGTCCATCAGAATACCAATCCGCACATCGTGCAATCCCTGAAACGAGTCGGGTTTATAGTTGGACGGGCTAAATCCCCACGCTCGTTGCATTTTGCCGTATTTTATTTCGACCGTGAGTAGTCTAAAGTTCCGCGCGATCGCTTCCCACTCACGGCCCTTTGACCTAATCGCAGCCTTAATTATGCCTTCTTCTTTTGCAATATATCGCCACAGCAATTTCTCAACTTGCTCAAACGTTGGGGCAGTTGTAACGATAATCCCATCCCATGCCAAGACTCCCCAGTAGGTTAACCACGCAGCGACCTGGGTTTTGCCAAGCCCATGAGACGCCTGGACATTGGTTTCGCGGTTGTTGGCGATTGACGCCAGAATTGTGAGCTGATCTGGAGTTAGCGTTTTGCCCATCACCTCAACAATAAACCCAGCCGGATTGTGAGCGTATTCAGGAAAGGGTACGCGCCATTCTAGGTTCTGATTAGGGTCAGCTTTGGGAGCCGTTAACCGTGCATATTGCAACTGACTACTAAGCTGCATCGCTCAATTTTAGTGTTGGGATCATGCCCACAATACCCGCTAATTTCTCTCTAAAGTCGTCATCGGGGGATTGTTCGAACAAAAATTTGACCACTTCGAGAACTTTTTTATCCGTTATTTTCTCGATTATATATTTTTGAGAATAAGTCTCAGGGCGCAGTCTTTCGAGCTTCCACGCGCTTGCTGTCCAGTTTGTTGGTGTAGATTTAATACTAGCACTATCAATGTTTATGGAGTGTTTAACAACCGCTTGGGACGCCGCTATTTTGTAGTCGTGAAAAAAGCGGGCATATTGCCACGCCGTGGAACTGGGGGGAAGGTCTGCATCAGACTCATAAAGTATCTCGCCTTTTTGGAGCCAATAGTAAACGGTGCGAGGTTGAACACCAGCGGACCAAGCCGAATCATCTACAGAGACACCGCTATAAATGGCGGCCATAAACTTTTGATAGACAACCGGATCTATATCAAACCGAAACTGAGTCGATTTTTTGCGAACGATCGAGCGCTCAAAAGGGATAGAACCGAGACCCATTAAATTTTCTCTTGGCTACAGTGACTTGATTTTATCGTAGTACAGAGTGGCTGAGCGTCTATGGTTAACGCCCGCGTTCGCAGTTAAGCGACGCGGGGGATTATGTCAACTCTGCTATCTCGTTGAGCGATATGGTTCGTAATCTTCTGCGAGGACAACGTAATTGCGGCCTCGATTTTGTCCATGGAGGAAAGGACCCTCAAAGGATACCAAGCGAATAAGTAAGGGGCGACCGCCATGCTTGTGCTTTAGGTACGTGCCGCAATTTCCGGTTTTTCCGGTGGTGACTATATTCACCGAATTAAAATCCATTGGGGTAATCCTCATCCTGCTGTTTGAGATTCCATGCGATCGCCAACCAAATCAAACTGGCGATAATTGCGCTTGCCACTAGGACTTTTTTCATTTGCAAAGCTTCCTTAAATCGAGTTTGTCAAGGGCTCTATTCGGCTTTTTTGAAAATCTTCATCTGATACCCCATGGCCCCAAGGAAAGCCTCCAAATCTTTCCACTGCCTAGGCTCAGCCTTGATCCAACAAGTTAGCCGACTGTGGATTGTCTTGAGTTCTTCGTCAGTTTTAGCCATTGGTCGTTTCCCTTTGTTTGTCAAGCTGGTACTCTTTCAGTATCTAGTATTTTCTAGGCATTGTCAAGCCCCTATCCAAAAATATTTTTTAGTTGGGCGATCGCCGCTGCCTCAACATGGGTGGCAGGCTGCGAGAAAAGTGCTTCAACCTCAGAGTATCGAGCGTTTTGCATTGCTGCCAGCTTCTCGAATGCGCAAGATGCTTTGATTTAAGTTCATGGGTTGTCTCCAGTGGGTATACGTTTACTGTGCCCACTGGAGGAGGAAATTGATCAAAATTCAGAGTCTCGATACGCCTGCATCAGTTGAGAGTCTTGGATCTTGGTCTCGCAAAATGCGATCGCATGTTCCAGTCCCTCTCGATGGGCGATGCTCCACGCAACCCCAACATAGTCGGGCTGGAGCCGCGTCACAACAGTTGTGAACCATTGAAATTGCTTGGCGTATTTGGCAAACGGCCTAAGTTGTGTCATGTGAAAATTCCAGCTCTGATACTTTTTTGCTTTGTAAAAATCATCTTTCTCAAATAGATCTCCATTCCTCCCGACGCTGACCTGAGTACAGGTACAGCGCGGGACTCCTGGAGGTCTATTTGATAGCGGTCAGGCGACCGTCTTTTTGCCGCTGGCCTTCTAGATTAATTCGTGTGGCCATTATTCCGAGTCCAATAATGTTTGCAGTGCTATCCTGACAATCTGAGCTTTTTTAAGACTCGGAAATTTTAGTTTCAATGCAGCAAAAATTGCTTCGTCATGGCCAACTAACCACATCACAAATCGTTTACCGCGTGGCATTGTTTTTTCTCCTGACTCGAAATTGAACGCAGAACCAGCGATCGCCTAACTCAGCCCAAACCGCTCTGTTGACGGCGGCAAGCGAGTCGCTTGGAGAAACAACCAAAACTTGACGGCGTTCGAGGTGATCTTTGTGGGAAACCAACGCATCAAAATAATAGACGTGGCTTGCCTTATCTGCATGGGGATGAATGCAGATGACCTGCCCCAAGGATGGGCTGATTTCGGTGCACGGCTTATCAAGAACTTGGGCCTGAGACATAACAGATTCAACTCTCTATAGTATGCGTCCATTGTACACACAAGATTGGGGGTTTGGCAAGAAATCAATGTTTCAACCTCGCTTTCTGATCAAAACTCAACATCCCCCAAAGCTTCCGCTTCTCCTCCCCCTCAAACGTTGCCGTTAGCACCCCCCGCACAGCCTCACGCACATCGTCATTGTCGATGGCATCTATCAAGGTGATCGCATCCTCAAAATCATCCTGAGGGCATTTTAGCGGGGGTGCGAATAGGTTTGGTTGGGTTGGGGCGATCGCCATGGATCCCCATCGAGGATCTTTGGGTGCCTGGACGATGATTTTGGGCGTGCCCTCTACGACCTCTCGGTGACGCTCTAGGCCGTCATCGCCGACGAGGTAGTCTACGTCCGCCCAGGTGATAATGTCGGGCTTGCCGGACTTGGTGGCTAGGGTGACAGATGAGGTGTTGTAGGAGAGGGCTTTGGCGGCTTTCCCGTTTAATTTAAGGATGGCTTTCATGACTAAGCTCCAAAGAAAAGCTGCTGGTCGGCTGCTGTGGCGGTGTATGAGCCTGTTTTGCGGATGGTGGGGAGGACATCTTTGAATACCCATTCTCTGAATTTTTCAGCGCGTTCAGACTTAGAAGCAAAAATCAACTGATAAAGTCCTGGTTCTTTGATAAACCATGCTGGCTTTCCGCGTCCATCTGCGATTTGACACCGATACTGTGGTGAAACATGACGCTGAAGAGTCAAGGTAGGGTTAGTTAATTCCAACTGATTGCACGATTCAAGCCCCTGGAACCAAGTCTCATTATCAGGATCAAGGTAAACGGTAAACGATTGAGATGAAAATTCAAGACTAGATGCAATAGTGAGAGCCATCAAGCAACCCCAAAGTGAATAACATAATTATCATAACAGATGATATGTTATTGCACCATCAAGCTACGTCAAACTTGAATAGTATACTTAGTATAACAAACAAAAAGCACCCCAACCTAGGGGTTTGAGCGGTTTCCCCGCTCCATAGGTGCAGAGAAAAGCCTCTATGAACTTAGCTAGCAGGTCTTCATCAGCCGTTGGATGCGCCTTGTACGCCTGTTCTAATGCCTTACGGTCTGCCAGGATAGCCCTGACTTTTCCTGTGCCCACAGTAGCCCCTTCTATGGCGCGATCGCATTCAACAATCTTGAGCTTCAACGTAATGCCGAACGGGGCAAAATGCTGCTGGTCTGTGGCTGTGGCGGTGTAGGTGCCTGTTTTACGGATGGGCAAAGGCCGCAGACTTGCCCAATGTAGTACGCAATCTTTTTTGAATGTAGTACGCTAAATATTTTTTAAGTCATTTTTTTTGTATCAAGCTATGTAACAAATAGTAGTACCCAGGTGTTCCCAGGTAGTACCCATCGGTGTACCCACTTTTTTTTCTGGAACCTTTGCCCCGTAAAGGTTCCGTACCCACACATACCCAGATCGCCAAAAATGCCCCCTATCGCTGGAGGTTTTAGTTATTTTTTGCTTTTTTAATCTTTTTATGTAGTACATCTTTTTTTTTAACTCTCTCGCGTGTATAGGGTAAAATAGGCGATCTGGGTACTACTAGATACGGAACCCCTTCAGGCTATAGATCACACGTTTTTAGGTGGGTACGTAAGTGGGTACTACCTGGGTACAACTGGGTACTACCCTTCATAAACATAGTCATCAGGGCCGGGAAGGGTCGGGCCTGTCTCTGGGACTGGGATTACTGGAGTCTGTTTTGGCTCAAACCCTAGCCCTATGATGTGTAGCTTTTTGTTTTTGTTTTTATCTAAGCCTGATCCTTGCTTTGCTTTTGGGAAAAGCTCAAGAAAGCGAGTCATGACCTGATTAGCCCCCTTGACGTTATGGTCAAGGGGATTGGCCTGAGACACCCATACGTTTTTTTCCGCTGACTCAAGCTTGTTGTATGCATGATCAATCGTAAGAATCCCCTCACTGATGTACCAAGCCTTGAGACGATCCCAGATTTCGCTAGGGGTAATAGTGTTATTTGGGATATACCTTAGTCCTTCGTCTTCTGCGAACCGCAGAAGATGGCATGAGTCTTTTTGCAATGAGTCCATCGTTTCTTGCACTGGGCTGTAGTCAATGCCGTCTCTAACAACGTTCTGAAGTTGCTCCAAAATCTTGTTCAAAAAAGCTGGGACTACATTCTGATTCAAGAATTCAAGGTCATCCTTAAATCTTGAATCAGCCTTAAGTTCCCCTACTCCTGGGTTGTCTGAGTACGTTTTATCAAAAGGAATGATCGCCCAACGGCTAGCATTGGCCTTTAGCTGTGCCAATAAATTAGGGTTCTCATTGATATTAAAAAGAAACACGGCTTGAGGCTCTCCCGACTGAGGGTCTCTGCCCTTCCTCTCGAAAATAATTTCATCTCCAGTGATAGCAGCCTTAAGCCCTTGAAGCCTGTCTATTCTGCCAGCATCAGCGTTTTCTGAAGGCCAATTAATTCTCTTTCCTTGCAATGGGTAAATAGTAAAATATCTGCCCTCATCGTATTGCTGCCAATCTGTGCATGAACATGCAGACATAGCGCCACGCCCAAACAATATTTGAGTGATTCGCTTTAATGAATCCTTCCCGTTAGACCCATCGCCTTTTAAGAATAAAGCCTTTACTGTTCTACTACCATATTTTCGGATTGTAGGCATATCAATGGATGCAGCTATGGTTCTTTCCCAAATTTGCCTAGCGCCATCGTCTAAGCACTCCATCATTTTTTCGTAACATTTTGGGCTTGCTTTTGGATCGTATTTTACGCTTGGTTTTGAAATATAGTAATGAACTGAATGGTCGTGATTTACAAGTTCTACAGTCAATGTTTTCCCAACCCAAAGAAGGTTGACCACTCCATTGCTGCAATTAATCCCAGGTGGATTAACAAAACACATATCCTTTGTGTACTTCATCTTTACCCACTTCAAAACGTCCAAAACTGAACGAGGATTAGCGTATGGATATGTTGTTATGACCTGCTGCTTCGCTCCTCTTCCTATAGCTTTGTCTTCGGTATAGGAGTCACAAAAAACTTGTATTCTAGGGATCTCTTCATCGTCAGTCACTAACCTATAATAATTTCCCTCCCAGATATAAAGATCGTTAGAAAAGCAAACCCATTTGTTTTGGCTGTAAAGCTTTTCATGAGCTTTCTGGTTAAACGTTCTCCCATCGTCATCGCCAATGCCTTTAGAATTAGTAGACTCTTTGGCCTGCGGTTCATCCCCGTCCACCAAAGGCTCAAACCCCACCGCATCTGCAGGCTTATGCCCATTGCCATTGCCGTTAGTCACTACCTCAGCCAAAACCTTCACAGGCTCCCAAACCCAGCCCCCACCGCGAACAGCCTCATGTACTGCTCGATATCCCGACACTGGCTTACTTTTCTTGGCTGCTCGACAAATCACTAAAACTTCGTCAACCTGACACGTATCCGATCCGTTACAAATGGGACAAACTGACATCGTTCAAAAGCTCCAGAGCTAAAGAGCTAGGGACAATCCCCAGCGTTAATAAAAGGTCAAAATCGGGCTGATACAAATCATCAAAGAGTTGAGCGGCATACGGATCGTATGCCGCCACAATAGGGTCAATCGGCGCAACGTACCCCTTAGGCTGCTGCATGGGCGGCAAGGCTCGCTTTACGGGCGGTCGTGGCCTCACGGGGGTAGAATCATCATCCGTGAGGTTGTAGCGATCGCCCAATAACCTAACGGCAGCGCCAAAGGATACGTCCTGGGTGCGCTCCACAAACCGGATCACGTCCCCACCTTCACCGCATCCAAAACAGTAATATAAATTTTTGCTCACAGAAAAACTAGGGCTGCTCTCGTTATGGAACGGACATAGCCCCTTATGGCGATCGCCTGGATAGGCTTTTAACTCAATAACCTCGCTGACAATTTGGGCGATATTGGCAGTTGCTCGAATATCGTCTATGAACCGCCTGCTGTACGGCATTTAATTCTGGCTAGCGTAGTAAAAAACAAATGCGCGGCGCATCACCTCAGCCTGAGAAATGCCCTCACGCTTTGCTACTTCAATAATTTTCTTCTTCAATCCAGGGTCAATGGCAACCTGTAACGGACTGCGCTCAATACTACTTTCAATCTGCGGCATATGTGTTACAATTAACATCAGATTTACACTATACCATACCCAATGCATTTCAAAAATACGGATTACGGTTTCGAATGGGGCAGTCTTAGGGTTCAACGAAGCGCCAGCGACGATCGCAAAGGCTGGGGTTTGTTGGGGGTGATCACTCCTAGGGCTAGCGTGCAAATTTATTCGACCAAAACTGGGAAAGTGAGGGTTTATATTGATGGGGTTGAAACGACCAAATGACGCACAAAGAACTACTGATAGAGCTTAAGCCGCTTTGGAGAGAAAACCTAATCCATATGCTTGGCGCTGGATCCCATATTCCCGAGGAACAGCACGGGTGTAGAAATCAGTTTTGTGCAAGCCTTGGCAGCGAAGATCACATTTCGATGCTTCAGATGGAAGTTGCGGGGTTTGTTGTTAAAGGCCGAAGGCTCAATGGTGATATGCAGTTTTTTTATGCAACCAAAGCGGGCTGTGAAGCTGTTGGGCTAGGAAAGGCGGCGATTAAGAGGGCTTTGGAGATATGGCCCATAAAGAACTGCTGCGACACCTTGAAGCCTCTGGCTGGGTGTTGCGCCGCGCTCGGACGGGAACCCACATGACGTTTCGCAAAGATGGGGTGAAAGAGATATTAACGCTGAAGGATAGGGCAGGACATGAAAAGGTGCCTAAAGGGTATTGGCCGAAGATTGAGCGGATCTGTGGGGTGGTGGTGAAGCGATGAGTGAGTTTGAGCTTCGCCCATATCAGATTGAATTGTCCAAGGTAGCTTGTAAAAAATTGCAAGAGTTGGGAATAGTCTATCTTGCGATGGAAGTTCGTACTGGCAAGTCTCTAACAGCTTTAGAATGCGCTCGGTTATATGGGGCTAAGCGCGTGCTGTTTTTGACAAAGAAAAAGGCGATCGCCAGTATTGAGGGCGACTATGCTCTACTGAATCCAGGGTATGAGCTGACCGTTGCAAACAACGAAAGCTTGCACAAAGTTGAAGGTGAGTTTGACCTATTGGTAATGGATGAAGCGCATCGACTGGGCGGCGCGTTCCCAAAGCCCAGCAAAGGAGCAAAAGACCTTCGAGAGCGGTTTAGTCATCTACCTATAATTCTTCTGTCGGGAACGCCAACGCCGGAGGGATTTTCGGCTATATTTTTTCAATTCTGGATATCAAAAAAATCGCCATTCACCGAGCCTACTTTTTACAAATGGGCGGGGAATGCACAGAAGCCCAATTACGTTAATGTCAAGCAAAGGACATTTGCTCACGGTGTCTGCAACGACTACAGCGACGGCATTAAAGAAAAAATACTACCTGTAATTGAGCCATACATGGTTCGTTACACCCAAAAAGACGCAAATTTTTTAGTCCAGCTCCACGAGCATTTCTGCGAAGTTCCAATGGCCCCAATCTGCAAAACCATAGCCGATCGCCTAATGACCGATGGCGTAGTTCAGGGCAAAACAGGCACCATCAGCGCGGAGAACCCAGCGGCGTTACTCCAAAAAGTCCATCAGATCCATAGTGGCAGCATCATCTTAGATGAGGTTGAGGGAGAACCGCGCCAGTCCGTAATGTTGAGCGATGCTAAGGCGCGGTATATTGCGGATAATTGGCCTACAGAGAAGTTAGTGATCTTTTATGTGTTTAAGCACGAGCTGCAAGCAATTAAATCAGTGTTGGGCGATCGCGTCACAACTGACCTAGAAACGTTTCAAACGACCGACAAAAGCATTGTCCTACAGGTAGTTTCGGGACGCGAAGGACTCAATCTTTCGGCTGGGGAATTAATTATTTTTTACAATATACAACACTCAGCAACCTCGTATTTTCAGGCACGCGATCGCCTTACTACTAATACTCGCCGTGAGTCTCATATCTATTGGTTGTTTTCATCTGGAGGTATTGAGGAGAAAATATATAAAGTTGTCCAAGGTAAAAAGACTTACACTGCTGCACACTTCAAGAGAGATTATCCGTGCTTGAATCAACAATTCAGGAAAAACTCACCAAGCTATACGAAAGCCAAGGCTATGACGTAACCAATATTATTCGTTGCAACAAATCGGGAACGCCAGATTTACTTTTAATTGACAAGAAAACTTGCATAGCGTCATGGGTGGAAGTAAAAGCCCCTAACGGGGAGATATCGCCCATGCAAAAGCTCCGAGCGCGTGAACTCAGAGCTTTTGGGTGTCAGGTTAATTTCGTAACCGAAGGAGGCAAACCGTTCCCCGAGGGCGAAGCCTTGGAGGTTATAGATTTTTGAAGGTTTTTGATGCGCCAAAAATGCTGTAAATTGATTTGCGGGTCAGATAAAACGGGATAAGTCTTAAATAAATATGACGTACAAGTCTGCGACGCTCGGATTAATTGATGAGTGAATAAATCCTCCCCTGTCAAAAAGTTCAAAACATCATAAAAACCCTCCATGTGGCGCAAAGAGACGAGTCTGCTAGTTGTAATTGAGAGTACGTGTGAACTACCACACACTGACCTTCGGTACAGTGTGGGCTTCCCAATTCAACGGGCATTGCCGCCAAGACTCCGTAGTCCGTTTGGTCTTACATACCCTCCAAGGGCAGGAGTCCTGGTTCCCAAGACTCAAATCTTTGCTTGGACACATACCTGTTAGCTTGGTTTTCGCTTATGGCATTGGTGTACAACACATATAGATTATATCAAAAATCTTGCACTCATTGTTCGTCTCGTCGGGTGGGCAATTGTCAACTAAAATGTGAAATTTCATTGTTTTTTTTGATAAATTTTGACTTGCCAAAAGATTTTGTTTTGTGGTGGTGGGGTTTCAAAAAGAGATCGCCTTTTCCTCGGGCTGGGGGACAGCCAACAGCTCATCTCCCCTTAACGTTTTCCACCCCCGAGAAATACCGATCAAAAGCCATTGCAGATCTTCCTCTTGATAGCCTTCGTTGTAGTGCTCTGCTAGCTCTTCCTTTATGCTCCCAAAGCAATATCCCCCGCAGTGTTTGTAAAGCCATTGAGCAGCTATCTTGCAGTGGTGGCAGGTTTTGTTACTGCCCATCTCTCCGTCTTTGCCGTAACTGACGTAGGCGTACTGTTCTCCTGGCGCAATGGTGCGATCGCATTCAGAGCAAGTATGGGTTTTTCGCGCTGTACGAATCTTTTCTGTACAGAAATCTAGCGGTTCAGCGTCATCAATCAGGCACATTTTGCTTTTCCCTTTCACTAAATGCGTCATACAGAAATGGGCTTTGTGATTTCATGATTTGGATTGAAGACGAGTTTGTATTAATCGTTCTACCGCAGAAGCGCAGATTCTGCACATTGCGTCAATTCCTTGAAATCTATCAATCAAATAGCAGTTTTGACCAATACAGATTTGTCCAAGAACTTGTCCGTCCACAAACACTTGTAGGCAAGAGCGATGATTGTTTTGCTTGTACTTTTTAGTTTTAATTTTCATGCCGCCACATCCTCAAAACAACTTCATTTGCTGTGGCTTGAACACCGTATTTTTGTTGAGCTGACGCGCCAATTCACGCCCAATCTCGTCCAGAATGTCTTGCAGTGCCTGTAATTCAGCTTTGTCTAAATATCCAGGGTGCCCAGCCATTTCGGCGTCAACAACTTGGTCAAATGTTCCTAAGGTTAGGCTTTTTGATGAGAACAAGAATTGACTCTCAAATGATGAAGCGATCGCCACTTTGACCAAATCTCCTGGAGTTCTTGGCTCTACGCCTTTCTTGGGCTTATCGTCAATCCCCGCATAGGTGAGCTTCAGGCTATTGATTTCAATGGTGGCATCCGTCCAATGTTCAGAGGCAAAGACGCGCCGAACTGCGTCCTTTAGGCTGTCTACAGCCCCCGTCTGACAAACGAATGCACTGACTTCAAAGGTTTTGGCTTTGCTCCATTCTTCGCCCTCGTTTAATTCATACTTGAGGCCAAAGATTTCTGTGCTAAAGGAAATAAAGGTGATTCGGAAGTTTTGGGAAACTGTTGCGACTTCTGAAGGTCGTTCAAGGGTTTGAATTGCCATATTTTTTCTCGGTAAGTGGGCAAAAATGCGATCGCCGCCATAGACAACGGCGATCGCTGTGGTGTGTCCCGCGTTTTTGAGGATGCGCGGCTCCCTTCGGTTGCGGTTAGGCCAGGCTAAAACGCAATATCGTCGTAAGTTGGATCAGCTTCAATCGGTTCAGGATCTTTTTTCTCCAATTTCGAGAAATCCTTGTACTGGTCAAACAAAGTCTCAACCAGCAGCCGATTTTCTTTGTTCTGTCCGAAGAAATGACTTTTGCCCTGAATTGGCTCATGGGCGGCAATGCTTGTTACCCATGACGAGGAGGTCTTGGTGCCCTTCAGAACGGTGTCAAGAGACAGTGCGTGTCGCCAGAGCGCAAAAAACCGCGCGCCCATTTGACTACCAACGAGTTTATTAATTTCCTCGCGGATTTTCCGCAGCTCCCCAGCCATTGAGCCACAGACTGAGCCTTTAGCTGTAAACTGGACGGGAGTATGGTGCAAGGGTTTGTTTGCTTTGTCTAAGAACAGCAACAAATAACGGGTCACACAGGTGAATTTTGTTGAATCGTACTCGGCCTTTACAAATGGGCGCAACGTTAAATCTTCGCCTTGGCGCAACCGCATAAACAATGGGCTGGTATGAATCACGCTAAAGTTTGGCGTGATTGTTCGGAAGCCTAGAGTTAAGTCGTCAGTTCCAAACCGCTGCTTAAATGCTTCCCAATTTTCATCGGGGGTCAGCCCCAGCTTCTGAGCATTTTCTTCGGAGATAAACCAGCCAGCGCGTTCAATTGCATCCGATTTGTTGAGAGACTGAATCCATGGCAGTGTTTCACGCTCGGTTTTGTACTCTGAGTTTTCAGTAAATTCTTTAAAGTCCATAATTATCCTTTGAGTATGTGTGATTGCTCGTTAAGGAGTGGCAGCGCTCCGAGGGGTGAAATTCTTGCATTTCTATTGACGATTCGTCATCTTCATCATCCTCTGGGCGGTCTTCCTCGACACACTCCCAGTAAATTTTCCGTTGATCTTCGTCGTCGTATTCCATTTTTTCTTACTTTTTATGAATGCCATTGCACCGGAGGGAGTTGGCGCAATGGCGGTATTTTGTGAAGTGCCGTCATTTCCGGCTGTCAGGTGGGGGAGTCGCTTAAAGGGTCTGAATGCCCACCATGAGCGACCCGTTTTGCCTTCGCAATAAAAATTGTATAATTACTGTAGTAGTCAATCTCCACTACTTTCAATACTTCCCCAGTAGGAAGCGAAAATACACTTCCTACTTTAGCCCCTACTGCGTACCCTGTAAGCGTTTGAGTGCTTTCACAGTAGCAGTATTCATTTTCTTCTAGTCGCTGCATAGGATTGGCTCAAGGATTTCCCAGTCTTTGCAGACCAGCGCCTTTGTTAGGGCGATCGCAACAACCCATGGATCGGGATTTAAGTAAGCCCCATACTCTTTTGGGAGCCGCCAGAGGAGCCCTTCTTTAAGGATTGCTCCGATGAATATTGATTTGAAAAACACCTTAGCTTGGGTTGGTGTTTGCTTCCTAGAGACTAGCACAAGGTTCTTGGGTGTCACCTCCTCAAGAATAGTCATACGTCGATTGAGTATGACTGTTTTGCCTTTGGGGCCAAGAGTAACGGTACGTCCTGGCTCAGAGAGGACACAGGTTTCTCCCGTTCTGAATGTCGTAATATTATTAATCAATGCACACCCCCTTAATGGTGTGTGGCTTGGGCTGCGGCGCAACCATCAAGTCTCGGTCTGCCCAGCGATCGCCCCGAGACGCCTCAGGAGTCATGTCTTGAAGCCTGATAAATTCTCCGTTCCTTTTGACACATGGCCGCATTTCTTTTGGAGGCATTTCGGGTTGTGACATTTTGAATAATACTCCTTGTTCTTTTTAATAGTTCGCCGAAGTCTTTGCCCGCAAAGTGGGCAAGGATATTTTGGCGCTTTTTTCTGCGGATGGCCGAATCTGCATTTGTAGCGCTGGGTTCCTGCTGAGGTAAATCCAGCCCGCTGAAGGAACTCTTTGCACGTCAAGCATCTTGGTCTCATGTTTTTATTATACACACTTTGCGGAAAAAAGAAACACTTTGCGGAAAATTTTCTTTGCCTAACCCCCATGACGGCAAAAAACAAAGACGGGGCTCCCGTCTTTGGATCGCATCTAATTTTTACAAAAAAGTTCCTGACCCAACAATACTCCAGCCAAGTCGATAGTACTCAAACTCCACCCAGCCCCTTGCTGCGGCAGGAATTACAAATGCCGATCCATCGACGCCTATGCACCGCAGATCGCCAATAGCGGTAGGCGCTTGGGCCGTATTGAGTAACTTTGATATTTTGAATCGTCGCCCAACCTGACAATTTTCTGAGAAGGCGGAAGGAAAAGTTACGGTTCTTGTTGCAGTCAATGCGGTAGTGAATCTGTAGTGATCGTATGCGCTCCACTCATCAAGCGTAATGTCGCCATCCCCCACATCGGTAGTCCGTTTTCTATTCTGTTGGTGGATAAACGCATCGTTAGCGGTCCCGGCCAACAGATTATCAAATAGGGTCATTTGCGGATGAAGGATTTTATTCCCCCCGTGCGAGTCATAAGCCACGTCTACAATGTCGGTTGCGTGAACCACTAATCCGTTGCTAAATAGGCAGATTTTCCCGCTGTTTACGGTGAATCCATGCAGAAGTTGCCCCAGAATTAATCTGGCATTCCCGCCAGATCGAAAAATATTATAAACGTTATTTGCCCCCACTGCGATCGTTTGTGTTAGCTCAACCTGGGTCATGACAACGTGCGAGTTGGATAACAGAAAAACGGGGTTTGTTGTTACCAGGTTTGGACTGGTATTTGTCTCCGTCCGAACCCCTCGGATCTCTGCATAAGTTCCCCCCACGCACTCAATAAAGGTTTGGGAACTTGGATTAATATTTAATTCCACGGTACTAATGGTGGTTTCCAGTCCAGCATTAATATAAATAAATCTTTCGGTCGCACTTCCTCCCAAAATATAAACGTTGCGAATATCGTTTTGGGGACTGCCTACCTGTGAGCCTAGGTAAATCGTAGCGCCAGACAGCCCGGCAGACCAAATATGCGAATACTCATTCCCCCATAAGCTTCCTCCGCCTAGTGCGCTAGGAGAAACCGAGCCGGACTCTATGCCTCTGAATCCGTTATTAAAGAATAACTTTGTGAATAGGCACTCAAAACAGGAGTCTTGCCCGGAGAACCGAATGGCAATGGCATCCTTATTTGTTGCTGGTTGATTGTTTGCCCACTGAAATTGAAGATTTGAAATTTCGGCTGCATTAAATAAGTTCGCAGTGATATCGAAGCACGGCTTATTATCAGTTCGTTGCTCGATGATTGTGCCGCGCATCGACACGCCTCTAAATTTGCTGCCTCCCGATTGTTGATTGAATTTAATCGAATCATTAATCCTGATAATTCCCGGTGGTAATTGCAGCAAAGCAGGGGTTGCCATGCAATACTCTACAGCAGCCTGGAATCGTTGTGTATTGCGAGTAATGGCAGCAGTGTTAGTCGTAGCAATATCAGCCACAATCCCAAAATAGTCGTAGCCCAATGTCGGCTTGGCTTCAAACCGACCAGGGCTAATGGTTGCAACCAAGGTGGGACGAATTGCTAAGGGGGTATTGTTGACGCTCGCGGAATTCCATCGATACGGGGGAGGATTGCTATCTCCCACCGCCTCGCGCCCCAATGGCTGCATGATTGAACCATCTGGGGGAAGTAATGCGATCGACACCATTTCGTCAACCGTGCCAATTGTCGTCGGAAGCCCCTTTGCGCGACCTGGGATAAAAACACTCGTATTTGGGGTGATCGTGACGGCGGTTCCTGCGGTGGTTCGCGAGAACGAATATTGCGTCCCAACGCGGCGTAGAGTGCCTTCAACGCCCTCGGCGGAATAGATGCCTGACCCCCCAGCCGGAAGATAGAAATCTGGGGAAACCGTGCAATTTGTAAATCCAGTCGCAGCGGGAATCGCGTTGCCCGTGAATGCCGTTATTATTGCGTAGCTCTGCCCGCTTTGCGCTACAGGCCCCGGTGGTCCCTGCTCGGCAACTTCGATCAAAACAGTCGAGGATCCAAGCGGCTCTTTGTCAATCTCCGAGTAAAGAATGGTCATTTAATTTGTAATCTCCCATCAACTAAACACTCAACTTTATTCCCCGACTGAGCGAATAGCTCCCAAAAATAATTATCTTTTTCTAACAATGAACTTCTAATCGTAAAATTCAATCCGCCATAATCAAGGTCAACGAAAATATCCGGTACTAAAACCAAATTTCCTTTTTTATCTGTTTCAGAAACGTATGAGAAATGTTTGTCATTAACATCAATATATAGCGGGACTTGTAATAACAAATCTTTGCGATATCTAGGCTTTTGGGCCAAAGAAGTAACATAATTTTGTTCTCCACAACACGTATCAATTACGTCAGAAACGTCAAGGACTGGGGTCCTTTCTATCGTCAGCTGAATTGTTACGTCCTTTGGATTTAAGCTTGAAATTTCAGAAAGGGAGTCTGACCAAACAGTTAACCATTCCGAATTTAATTTCCCCTCGCAAACTCCGGGGAAAATGTTTCGCTTCTCCCCCTTTTTGTAAATCCTCCCATAAAAGACAAACCCGCTTAGATCTATCGTTTTAGCACAGTTCCCGCCCGTCAATGGGTTGGGTACTTGTGTCGGAATTGTAAATGTCGTAGTTGACAGAACGGTGATGGGCCATCCCCCCTTTGCTTCGTAACAACCTGTAGACCAGATCCATACCTTGTCTCCCGTTTTGAGGCAATTGGGCGTAGTCGTTGTTACAACTGCCGGGTTCGCAGTTGTAACGGACGCGATCGCATATCGAAACGTCCGCGACAAGAACCGGAAGGATCCCTCCTCCGTCTCCCCCTGGACCAGCTCTGCAACACCTGTTAACGGTTTGTCAATTAAAAGCATCGATCTTTTCCCGGTATTTTAAAATCAACCCGCCGTTTATATTAAACTACAAACCCGCTAGAAATTAACGACGCTTGCCCCTGGCTGTCCGCCAAAATTGAGCAATCCACTGTGTTTTTTGCCCCCTACGATTACCGCATATTCCCCCGCGATCGCACTAGCGTCGATAGGTTGATCAAGTTGAACACGATCATTCAGAACGGTATAGGTTGCCGCGCTTGGGGTTAACGACTGAGCAAAATACAGCACCCCTTCAGCGTTCACCGCTTTCACGGTATTTAGGACAGTGCTCCCCAGCTTATAACGGGTCATGTATTCTGGATCAGAATATTTAGGGCGATCGCGATAGGAATACGGTGTCGCGCCGCCATACCCCAAAGAAAATCTATCAGGGGAAAGAACAGATGCGACCGACCTGTTTCCGTTAATATCAAAGCTGTTTGCAACGTTGGTCCCGGCAATATAAATTGCATCCCCCGTCACCAATTGATGGGGTTTTTCGGTTTTGATTTCAGTCGATAGCGTTGACCCCGTGATTTGCAAAAGATCTTGGGCCTTGGCTAATACGGCAAACTGATTGGCCCCAACCCCCGCGAAACTATCTGAGGCCAGCGTATAGGTGCCGTCCACCAATAGATGCACCCCCGTGATTTCAACCGTAGACCCAGCGCTGGGGACTGCGGTACAGGTGAAAATCCAGCGCTTTTCGGCCCCAGAAAGCTGAAAGGAGAAAGCGGAGATTGTTACGGGCAACGATGGCAACACTGCATCAATTCTGCGCGCCACGGGCAGACCCGCAGCTAAGTTGTTGCAATGAAGAAAATGCCCAACCATCCCAGCCCATTGCCCGCGCTTAGTGGTGGGAGAAGTCAGGATATTTAGCCCAGGAGTCACGACGGCTCTGCGCTCAACGCCAAACCGCCGCTTACAGTTAATTCGCAGTCTTGGGCAAAACTCGTGAGCAAACCAGCAAATAGTAACCCCAGGTGCCAAATCATTACTAACCCGCAACGATAGGCCGTCTGGGGCGACATTTGTTACCACTGTCCCGCTCGGGATGCCTGCCCCTACAACGGCATCACCGGATCGAATATCGCTAATCCCAATACTGGGTTGGCTGATGGTCCGTCCGTTCAAAGTGCAGCTTGTAAGGCGCACTGGGATGAGCGGGCTTCCGTCAATATCCTCGATGGGAGAGCCGTTATAGGCGCACCCGTCCCCTCGGTACCGTTTCCAAGAACAGTTATTTGTCACTTCCCGCTGCGGAAGCTTTGCCCCTTGGAGGTTGTTGCCCGTAGACAACTCAAAAACGTAAGCAATTCGAGAGCCTGACTTTTTGCGCTCAATCGTGTAGATTTCGCTACGGATTACCGCCAATGGATCCGGTTCGCCCCCCGCGTCTAGATGCCGCGCAAAGGTGACGGTTTCTCTGAGTGTGGCCCCAACTAGATCGTCATAGCGAGCCACAAACGAACCGATCAAAAGTTGATGGCTCTCATCAAAAACTTCGCCAATGGTTAGGGTCGGTGTTGCAAGTTGATTGCGAGCGTCAGTTTTTTGGCCTTCGAGCTTAATGGCGATCGCCGTATAAGGGTGGCCCCCAAACGAAACCAAGGAGCCGTCTGGATATAGCTCACGGGTGAACCGGATCGGCTCATCCTCGCCAAACAGAGATAGGTTTAGGACGTAGAGATAAACCTCTGCGTTTCTATTTAAGCCTGCTAATTCGCCTGTGTTTAAGGGCACAAATGCTAATATTTGAGTACTAAGACTAATTCTAATGCTAATCCTTAAAATTCCCTACCTTCGCAACTCCAATACAGGCGATCTAACCCGCACGGTCAGCGAAGCGCAGTACGGAGATGGTTATATCGCCAGTGCGCCCGCTGGCATTAACCCTGACATGGAGGTTTGGCAGATCACCACAAAACCTTTGCCTGCAAAGGACGCTCGTAAATTATTGGATTTACTTGAGTCCACCTATGGCAGCGGGTTTGCTTGGCGCAATAAGCCCAATGGTGCGCGGGCTGATTATTATTGGATTCGGCCCCAGAAAATTCAATGGCAGCCTAAAAGTTCTCATGCCAGTCTGAGCATGACGATTGAGAGCTATAAGGGCATTATTGATTAAAGCATCCGATACTGAACAATAACCCCTAGACTAGCAATCCCAGAGAGGCTTATGCCAAAAGCCTCTCCGACTGGCGCAATAAACAGCGGGGCTACGCTCAAGACAAGCGGCGTTTGTGATTGTAGGTGGACGATCGCGGGTGCAAGCGTTGTGCTGGGTCCAATCGAACTAAACTGCACTGTCCCGGCTGTGGGACTGGAAAGGATAATCCCTTCCACATAAATAATTTGGCCTGCGACTGCGGGAATAACAGCGCCTGACGCGGTTAATTGTTTGTGCAGCACCTTCAGATCAGGGGAGAATACGTCCACGCCCCGAAAAACTTGCCCTGCTGCGTTGACCGATGCCGCAACATTAACGGGGTTGTTGCTGCGATCGCTGCCTGAAATTGTCTGAAAGGCCATTATCTAGAACTCCATCAAAGTATATTCGTTATGGGCGATCGCAAAGTTATCTGGCGAACTCACCGTGCCAGAATCTATAATATCGCTATAGTGCGGTGCCCCGTAAACGTCCAACACCGCAACTTGCACCTCGTAGGCTTCGTCCGTTCGCACCGGATAGATGATTGCGCTTGGAATATTGGTTTGGGGCATTGTGGTCCAGTTATCGCGCTCTGTACGGTATCTCACCACGTACCCTGTGTTATTAGGGTTCTCAATAGTTGCGCTATTCTCAACAATCTTGGCAGCATTCCACCCGACGATCAGCTCGTCGTTATAAACTGAGGTCTTGATCGCCTCAATACTGGGCGGAACAAGCTGACGGGTGACTTCAGGCGGATCTCCAAACGATTCTAGTTCTTCAAATTTCTTTAAGGAATACTCAACTCCTGACAGCTCATACTCGCTATCTGAAATCTTGTTTATTGAGATAATCTGATAGGTTGCCAAGGGCTGCACGTTGTCAGACAGCACCCACCCGCCTTGGTTTGGCGGCATTCCTGCCAGTGGGCTAACCAGAGTCAGGGTGTCGATTGTCCCAGATGGGGTGATGACGGCGCGAGTCATTTGGAGGTTGTCGATCAAGAAGTCTACGGCGATCGCCGCTCCGCTTCCTAGCCCAGGATCTCCTGATAGCGTCAGTTCAGTGAGGGACAAAACCTGCGTAACAGTAGCAGTTCCTACCCGCGCTTTGAGCAGCGCAAACGTGAACCCTGTCCCAGTAACAAGGCGTGTTGAGGCCCCCACCTGTGACAAATTACAGGTAATGGTTTGTTTACAGCTATCAACGCTCAGTGAGTAATTACGGCCCGCCCTGAGGGCAACAGGTGCATCAAGACGGACTGTTCTGAGATCCGCAGAAACTGATGCAATCCGACCCCCGTAGCGACCCTGTTGTTTTACTGGGTCTGCGATCGCCACTACCTCGCCAGGATTGGTCAATAAGCCTTCAGAGCCTACCCTGAATTTGACGGTTTGAGTCTGGTATTTTTCTGTCAAAACTAAGTGCTTGGCCTCTCTCAGCGCCTGTCCCAAAGAGTCGCAGTAAGGGCGATCTTCCTCTTTACTGACTTTTTTGTTGCGGACAATCAGCCCCTCATCGGCATAATAGGCAGTATCTGTTTGATGATAGTTCTGTTTATTGCGGAACCGGATTGTAACGGCGTTATGGCGAGCCTTCCGAGACGTCCCTTCGTACTCAAAGCAGGGTCGCGTGATGCGGCCCTGTGCGTCCCTATCTTGTAGGGTATTTGCTTCTGTATAAATCCGGCTGATTTCTCTGGGCGTATCCTGTAGGTAGTGGATTGACCCCTCAGCGTAAAACCAAAGCGCTTGAATATGCTCGAAAAGCTTAGTAAGGTGCTTGTCCGCGTCGTCTTTGTCGGTCATTACGCCATTCAGCACAAATCGCGGGTCGTCTTCTCCAAACGCGCCTTTAACCGTTTCGTCGCAGTACTTCCCAATTTTGTAAAGGCTGAAATTGTCATGGATTGTCGGATCAATTTGATCGCCTACCCCAAAACGAGAATTGGTCATAAATTCCCGAAGGATATAGGCTGGGTTATTTGTCCATCCATACCCGCTAAATCGCCCGTCAAAAATACCTGAATAGGTTCGCGTGGTTGGATTGTAGTTGTGTGGCAGCGAGCACATTAGCCACTTGCCACGAATCCCAATTTCAGGGATTCCCGTAAAGTCTTTGGATGAAATTATTAGGCCCAATCGCCCAAGGTAGGGGTGCCTGAATCGGTCAAAATTGATCAGGGTATAACGCGACCAAGTGCAATCGTTCCGTACTTTGGAGTCGGTAGAATCTGCGGTAATGCGAACAATTTCGACTTTATAAGGGACATTTCCACTAAGTTGGAATAGCCGATCTTGTTCGTATTGACTGGTACTTTTGCCGCTAATCGTCCAACGGTAAAAACCTGGATCGTCGTTAGGATCCTTTGTTAGGACAGCTCCCAACCCATCAGTAATTTTGACATCAAGGTCAATAGTTGATCCGCCAACTTTCGAACTTTTCTGCTCAACTAATCCTGGTAACGCCAGCGTTATCCGCATGGCATTCGCTGACTCATCATTGATATAGCGGACGACTGGACCTTGGTCTTTGCGAATCGACTGCGCCACGTCAAAATCACTTTCATTTTTTCCTGCAAACCCTGGTATCTCATCTTGGTCTTGAGTGCCTGGGGCAAAAAATGCCTGACAATTCTTGAAATTTCGGGTGCCGTCTTGATTTCGTAGCGGCGTTTTGTTGAGGTAGACCGACTTTTCTAATTCTTCTGTGCTGCTATACCCCAAAAGAGGCCCTTCGGAGATAGCAATATCTGCGGTCAGAGTTGCTTCAGATCGTAGTGTATCGGGGGCCTCTCCGCCTTTGCCAAACTTGCCACCGCCGCCCCCTGCTACGCGGATAAATTGTTCTTCAAGCGTTGGAATGGGCATTATTTACCTTTACCACCTTTACCACCCCCCGCTGCAATATCTTGGACATCAACGCCCGCAGACAGCACAATCCCAGTTGCTTTTAGATTAATATAGCACTCACCAAATGCCACAGGAATCGCTCGACCTTGCGGCGTGGTACTAAGAGATCCCCCTAGGCTTGTGCTGGACGTGCTGCCACCTTTCTTAGGCGTGAGCAATGAAGCAATGCCGCCCAATAGTAACGATAGCCCTATACTGAGCGCCACTGAACTAAGCGCGATCGATGACGCCCCAACGGTGAGGACAGGTAAGCCAGGGATAAAAGCACTCCCAATTAATGCCGCTCCGATCAAAATCTTTCCCAGCCCTCCAGAGCCTGGGATTGCCTCTACAATCTCAATCTCACGTGCAACGCCGTGATTCAGCCCTGCCAGCGAAACATAACGCCCATCCACTTTGTAGACATGGATTCGTCCAAACTCTTCTTCATGGCGTACCCAGGTGGCAAAGTGCGCAAAATTCGCCTCAATAAATTTAACCGCATCTCCACAGGTGCGACCATAAAAAACAAACTCACTCCCACCCATGAAAATCGCAAGTGATCCAGAAACTTTGAGGGTGATTGGTCGTGGCGCAGAGATGCGATCGCCACTTAATAAAGCTGCAAATCTCTCGTCAACGCGACCGTCTCGGATAACAGGGAGTGTCGCAGTATTAGCGTGGTGCTTTGCCTTAGATCGCCGTCCCATAGTTGCTTCCTACTCTTTTGACCTAGAACATGGTGCAATACTTCCCCGCCTCTTAGCAGTAGCCCTGCATGGTTGCGATTGACACAGCGCATCTGCATTATTAGCAGATCGTAAGGCCGTGGGTCATTGACTTCTACAAACCCTGCATCCTCAAAATATTCCTCAAACTTTCGCCATCCTGCTTGGTGCCAGCAGTATCGCTGTTTTCCCGCTTCGTTCTTATAATACAGCGGATCCCTTGGATAATCCTTAAGGATTATCCCCAACTGGCGATAGGCATCACGGATGAGCGCGTAACAGTCCATCACTGGATAGCTCCAGTCTCGTCCATCCAACGGGGGGATATACCCACTAGGGGAGTAGACCTCCCATGTCTGCTGAGGCAAGCATAGAATATGCCACGGTACTCCCATGCGCTCACAGCTCAACTTGTCCACCATGCTGGCCTCAGGTTGCCCATTAGTGTGGCTATGCACCAATGCCAATAGTTCGCCGTCTCCGACTGCCTCGGCAATATCAGAGGTGCTGATAGCTAAATCTTCCCCGCCATTTTTGATTAGGCTCTCAATGGGCTTTAGCTGCTCTGTCCCGTCGATTGAGCGCACCCAAACGGCGATCGCCTCTTCTGGATGAGCGGTGATCGCTTGCTCAATAAACTGGACCCTCAGTAAATCATCCATTTTGCGCAGATTTAGAAGATTTTGCCTCGGGCTTTACTTCAGGCAGAGGAAAAGCCTTCAGCAGCTCAATCATGCAGGCTTGGGGATAATCTTCGCCTACGCCAATTTCTGGCAGCGACTGAATTGCCTTATATAGGTCAGTGTCTTTAGGGTAATTATGATCGTCAAGAGATTTAATTACGTCAGCGGGAAAGATTGCCATGTTTTTGGGTAATCTAAGATTGTAGAGAGCTGAAAACATTATGCCATTAACGAAGAAAAATATTTGCTTAGGGCTGGGTATTGCGGCGGTGCTTAGCTCCGCAATCGTCTACGTGATCGCCTACGAGCAGTTGCGTCCAATTACGCCCGAGGAGGTGGACATCAGCTTGGGTCGCCGATCAAACATAAAATTAACCGAAAAACTGCTACAGGAAGAACAGAGGGCGCTCAAGGTGTTGCGCGATACCCGAGGGCAGGCAAACGATGACAGTTGGGAAATTTTGCGGTCAGTAACAGAGAAAACAATGCAAATGAGTCGCATCAACGCAGAAGCCGGAGTCCCTTCTTTTGCTAAAGAACGGTAGACTGAAGACTGTGCGTTGAGGCGATTCATGGCCAACTGGTTATCGTTTGGATGCTGGACGACAAAGCTCCAGATTCAAGCGCTGTATGAAGATTTATCCCAATTCAAGGAAAAAACAATGACTAATATTCAGGATGTTTTGGCGGAAGTCGCGGCGGTTCGTAACGCTGCAATCCAAGAAAAAGCCGAAGTTAGGGCGGCATTTGTCACCCTTGAGAATAAAGTGGCTGAATTGGAAGCGGCGATCGCGGCATCTCCAGCGGCTCCCGACCTGCAACCAATTTTGGATGAATTAATTGCATCGAAGAATGACATCATGGGGATTTTTGTTAGTGGCAGCGCTGTTGAGTCAGTGCCCACCGTAGACCCCGCGACTGTGGATCCTGTATAGTTCAGGAGTGCTTGACGTTTTATCTCTCTGCCACCGCCTTAATATTAAGGCGGTGTTTTTTGTCTAAGCGATCGCCCCTCTCTGTCTCTGCTGTTGCAGCCATAACTCATTAAAGGTATATTCCATGCGCTTTTGAAGCTCAGGAGCGATCGCCTTCGCCGCGTCCTCATCCGTCTTGCTCTCCACAGAAAAACTCATGGGGATACTGATAGAAGATTGGTTATTGGCAGAGCTGCGATTGTTGACCACCGAAGCGTAGTCACCAACCGGACCGCCATTGGCGCGATTTCCGATTGGGCTGTCATAGCCTGCATTGGCTTTGAGATCGTCCCAGATACCGTTCGCCTCAATCGCTCGATAGAACGCCGCATTCTTTGGGTCTAGGACTTCCTCCCCATGCGTTAGAGCAAATAGCCCAACCCGTTGCCCACCATTACGCTGACGCTCCTTGTCGAGTGCCTTGATCGCTGAAAGACCCAAATCGACAGGGCCACCACCCGCAAGATTGCCAACTACAGGGCCACCGGAATAAAACCCAGGAATTGAGGTAAAACTAACGCCTGTCACGCCGCTGAATCCGCCAAGGTTGCCTAGTCCCCCGCCGCCAAACAGCCCTTTGATTAAATCCAGTAGCTTCGACTGAACAATCTGTGACACCATTTCGAGCACTTTTTGGATGATCGTGTTTGCCATGCTGCTAAACGCACCGCCCAAAGATTCGAGGATACCCTTGCCAGAATTCAGGCTGTTGAAAAATTCCTTGACAGCACCTCCCCCGCTCTCCGCAAACGTGCGCTCCATTGTTTCCTCAAAAGTTGGGAACGATTGCGCTGCAAGTTCCTCGGTTAGGCTCATCATTTCACGCAACTTCTGATTGGTGGCCTCTAGCGCCTCAATCTGAGAGCCTGCCCCAAGCGCTCCAAAGGCATCTAGTGGAGAATTTATATCTCCTGTCAGGCTGTCCTTGTTTCTGAGCTTGGCAATTTCGTTCTCATTTTCTAGGAGCCGATCGCTGATCTCTTTTTGCTTGCTCATTAGTTCAACTTGTCTCTTGATGGCATTGGCGCTATAGGTATCGCCCGCCCCTTCATAAATTTGGGCCTGTAGCCCTAGGTTTGTTGAGTCTTGAGCGCCCAGCGCATCTACAAATTTACGAGCGTCCAGCCGCATTTTATAGAGTGCGTCGAGCTTGGCATTGGCGATCGCCACTTGTTCGGCGGCAGGTGTGAGCGCATTAGCCGCCGACTGAAACTCTAGCGCTGATTCAGCCAACCTCTCAGCCTGCTGTTTTAGCGCGGCAGCAGCGTCTAGATTGCCTAACTTGCGTTGTGCCGCCTCTAGTTCTAGTGTTTTCTGAATACTGGCGGTGTATGCCTCATTTTGTTGCAGAGTGGATTCTTTCAAGCTGCGATATTGAGAGGATAGCGCTCGTGTCGTTTGGGCCAAATCGATAGCCCCTGGTAATCTCAACTGATCGTTAAATTGACTCAGTTGGGACATTACCGATTCAGCCGAGGAGATTTGAGAGTCCGCAGCGATCCGAAGCTCACGGGTAAATGTTCTTAGTGGGCTGGTATCTTTAATTGTCTCAATTTCTTCCTGGAGCGTGGGGATGAGTTCTTTGAGCTTGGCGTTACGCTCTCCGGTGAGTTTAATAATCTCGGTGTAAGAAGTTTTGAAGTTAGCAGGAACATTTGGCGCGTTCAACTTGCCCTGAAGCAACGTAACAAGTCGGTTATTTGCGGCAAGATCTTCTTGCTTCTTCTGAAGATCGCGCTGTTTCTGAATCAGTTCGGAGTCATCAGCAAAGGTTTTTTGTGAGAGCTGTCCATAAACTTGTGTTACTGGCGTTTGAACGAGAATGCTATCTCTACGCTGTTGCGCGGAAGATTGAGCGGTGTTGCTGGCCTGTAGTTCAGCGGTAATTTGGTCTTTGAGGGTGCGGATAATGCCGCGTCCGGTTGCGTCCGCGTCTAAGGTCGATTTTTGCGCTTTAAGTCGTGCAAGCTGTGACTGTGCAGTCTTCTGCGCTTCAAGCTGGTTGGCGGTAGCTCCAATGACGGTGCTATTGTCTGGCTGATAAACAACTCCTGAGTCAGTGTATCCGGCCCCGCCGCCAGCCCCAGAGGAAGGCGTTCCAATTGCAGATCGAACCAACCCTAGCGCTGACTTGTACTTGGATAGGTATTGCGGATCGGTCGCATAGATGCCGTAACGCCCCTTAAATCCACGTCCCATAAACGACTCAGGAGTACTAACAAAGAAGTCCTTTTTGAGTGCCTTGGCGGCATGAATCAGCCCATCACGGAAGGAATCAAAATATTTATCGTTGCCTTCATCGTCATTCCCATAGTTAAGCGGGTTTTTGGTATAGGCTGCTCGGCCCGTAGTGCCAAAATGGCTCTCAATCAGGGCTTGAGTGACAAGGGCATCAATAGATACGCCTGACGCGCTAGATGCCGCCGCAAAATCGCCCCCTCGAAGTCTTGAGCTTGGAGCGTATTGCTCAATGAACTTATTGATCTTGGCAAGGATCTCTTCATTCAAGGCCCCTGGGGCGAAACGGAAATCAGCTTTGTTTTGAGATTCCGCAAATAGAGCAGGAAGATGCTTTTTATAAAATTCTCTAGGGTCTACTGTCCCCTTGAAGCCATATCCGCCCTGCCCCGCTGAGTTGAAGTCTGTTCTGATTTCCCGATGGATAACGCCCGTTTCAGATTCCCCCCGTCCGACCAATTGACCGGGTACAATTTTATCCCCAACTTTTACCAATAGTGTTGCCGCCTCTGCAATTCGCTCCACTACTTTTAGCTGATTATTGAAGATGTCAATATAGTTACCGTACCCTCCGGGGTCAGTGCCAACCTTTGTTACAACGCCAGAAACTCCGGCATAGACTTCTTGATTGCCTGATATATCGTAATCCTGCCCCGCGTGCTGTCTACTACCCCCAGCACGCCCTACCCCATAGTTATGATCGTGCGGCATTGTTATTGCCCCTAGCTTTGCACTGAAATCTGCAAAGTTTTTGGGAGTTCCCTGCTGAGTCGCCACCGCATCACTCAATCCTTCTTGTTGCTTAGCAATGTCTCGTTCCCATTTTTCTTCGGTTGTGATCAAATCCTGAATCTTCCGGTCAATCCCCTGACGCGCTCCCGCGCCTTCAAGCTTGATGGACATCGCTTCATTTACTTGATCAAGGAACTGCTGAATAGACCCTACCAACTGATCCGTAAAGTCCCCCGCCGTTGACTGGATCCGACTGCGGATATTATTGTTACGGCTTAGGTTCAGCGCTTCAAGCTGTAGTTTTTTAGTTTCTAGGATCGTATCTTCATAAGCCCTTTTAAGTTCCCGTGAGTGGTCAGATATTGCCTTTGTCAACTCATAGTTGCTATCACGGATTGTACGGGCGTAATCAACTTGAGCGTCATTCAATGCCTTCTGTGACGCAGCCTCATCCTGTACAGCTTGAGCGCGTTCCTTCGCTCCCTGTAACAGGCTATCCTCTGCTGTTTTCTTTGCTATAGCAGCACTATTCACAAAGGTTTTGAGTGATTCGGATGGCTTGCGATCGCCCGCTTCTAAAACCTTGATGGCTGCCTCTAAGTCGCTTTTTGTTGCGGATTCTAGTGTGACGCCTTTACTTGCCAATGCACTTGCAAGGTCGGATTTATCCTTAGGTGTGATAGCTTTCAGAGCTTTATTGTAAGCCTCTAAATAGCTACGGAACTGTTGGGCGGTGTCATCTAGTCTGCGGATCTGCTGTTTTGCTTTCAAGACCCCAAGTTGAACCTGGTCCTGAGTTCCACTTCCGCCAAACTGCTTGATATTCTCCGCTTCAATTCTTAGCTCAGTGTCTTGCTTTAACTTCAGCAGTCGGTCAGCCTGCAATACTTTATTCTCAATACCCACATTGATTTTTTGCAGTGAGGTATTACTTAGCCCATCAATTTTATTTAACTCTTCATAAATACTCTTAAGTTTATCTTTGTACTCTGTTGCCTTTGCGATATTAAATTTTGATGATGGGTCGGAACTTGATTGCTGTGTGGCGATATATTTATCAGATTCAGCGATCAAGCCTTGCAAGATCGTTTTTTGCTCAGTTAACTGGCTTGAATTTTTAATTGTCCCAAGTTGTTTTGTCAGGACAGTGATCTGGTCATTGTACTTAGTTGTTTTATTGGTGTCTCCTTCGTATTTGGAAACGTTTGATTTGCCCTGAAGCTCAATAATTTCTAAAGAAAGTTTTTTAATGTTTAATAAATCTTTCTCGTTAGATTTTAGATCAGATAGAAAAGAAGATGACTCGCTAATTCCATTAGAAAACCGCTGCAACGTTTCGTCAAGCTTGGCTTTGCTTGCATCTTCTTTTACTTTGCCAGACGCAAGGTCGTTGAATGCGTCCCTGTATCCTGCGGCTGGGTCCACTGTGCCGGATAGCGGCAGGGAAAGATTCTGAACAGTGGGTTTTACGATTGTTGGATTATCTACTTTGCGCCGCTGTGCTTCAAGTTCCTTCAGTCTGTCAGTAAGCCTTTTAACATTGTTAGCAAGCTTCTCCACATCGTCACTAGGCTTTGTCAGCTCCCACAGCGCAAAACCTCCGGCGATCGCAAGGGCGGCAGCGGTCACCGGGGCCGCAATAGTAGCAATAGTGCCTAGTCCAGTGGCCACCCCCGCTAGAGCAGACTGAGTTACGGCAGAGGTCGCAGTAAGTGCAAATAGCGTTGCTCCAGCCTTTATTAATGCGGCGACAAATCCCACTCCAAAGGATACGGTAAGCGTGGCGATCATAGCGTCAAGCAATAGTGCATTGTTGTTGGCAACAGAAAGAGCGCCACCGAATAAATCAGTACCTACCTTGCGGACAACGTTGGTCATCTGCCCCACGTTTGCAGCAAGTAGATAAGTTTGATTATTCAACCGCCCCATACTTGCTTCTGCGGTATTCGACGATCCTGATAGTCCAGAGACAATTTTGAGTTGGTCTGACCACGACTGGATCACGTCTTCCGTAAAGACTTCCCCCGCCGCTGTAGCTCTAAATAGTTCAGCGCCTGTTTTCCCTGTTGCGGCCTGCAATGCTTCCATTGCGCCTGGTAGTGGCTCAATGACTTGATATAATTCTTCAGCCTGCAACTTGTTTTTTCGCAATGCCTGACCTATCCCCACAAGCGCGCGCGCTTGGTCCTGATCAGGTGTGCCTTGAGCTGCAAATTGAGATTGAAACCCGCTTAGGATTTCAACGCCAGTCCCAGCCAGCGCGGTGTTCTGAATACTTGTTTCTATTGCCGTCGCAGATTTAACAGCATTTTGAAGGTTGTTCCCTAAATCATTAGATTGCTTAACCAGTTTTTGGTAGTAACTAGCTCCGCCCCCCGCAACGGTTTGGTCTAGAATCCGTTTATATCGATTTTGCTCTGTGGCCGCATCGGCGGTATTGTTGGCAACCTCAAGGATTTTCCCGCCAAATAATCCCACCCCAACGGCTCCAGCCGTCAAGGTTAGCCCCGCCGCTCCGAGGGATTTCAACTTGTCAAGGTCTAGGCCAATCCCTTCGATAAATCCGGTGATACCAGGAGCAACGATGCGAAGTTGATTGATGATGCCATCTGATAGAGAAGTGATCGCCTTTTTGACGACGGGGGCTGCTTGGTCAATGCCTTCTTTTGTCTTAGATCCAATCTCAAACCCAATTTCACGATAAGTTCTCTGAACTTTAGGCTTTTCGTCTTCTAATACTGTGCCGAATTGGTCAACCTTAATATTTTGATTGCCAGCCTGAACTTGAGATTTAATTGAGTTGGATAATCGGTCAACATCAGTAAAACTAAAGTCTTCAATTTTGCCTGTCTTAATCGCTTTATTAAGTGACCGAAGCGATCTTATCCAAACATCATCAAGATCTTCAAGACCAAGGTCAACCTTAATATTTTGATTGCCAGCCTGAACTTGAGATTTAATTGAGTTGGATAATCGGTCAACATCAGTAAAACTAAAGTCTTCAATTTTGCCTGTCTTCATCGCTTTATTAAGTGACCGAAGCGATCTCATCCAAACATCATCAAGATCTTCAAGACCAATCTCCCAACCGTCAACCGTCTGTTTCCCAATCTCAATCGTGACCTTTGCTGGCGACGCAATTCCTAATACAGATTTCATTTCAGCAATAAAATCTTTGCCTGCCTTATTGGCAACTGAGGCAATCACATCAGCCTTTAGCCCAAATCCATCAATAAAGCCTTGAGCCGTATCATCGCCAGCGTCTGCCGCTTCTTTGACCTGTGACAGGTTTTTTCTTAGGCCACTGTAGGCACCAGCTTTTAGCCTACCGAGAGGAGCCTGTACGGATCGAACCTGAGAAATTAAACCTTCATATTCCGGCGTATATTTGACGTTAGTAAGTTTTCGAGCTTGATTTAACTCATGCTCAATTTGACCAATTATTGATAACGTTTTTTCAAGGCTATTAATATCAAAAACGCCGCCTTGGGCTAGTGATACTGTGCTTGATTCCTTAGATAATCGATCCCATACTTCATAGAGCCTATCCGCCGTCTGTACCAGCGCTTGGATTTCTTTCTCTGACTTACTGATGTCTGCTGATGGTAGTAATGGCGGCAAACTATTAATCTCACCCTTGAGTGCCGCCATTGCCCCCGTGAGCAGCTTGATATCAGCCGCCCCCATACCGCCCAAGCCCTCGAACTCACTGACCAGCTCAGCCGATACTTCGACAACTGCATCCCCTAAATCTTGGATGGTGCGACCCTGAGAGATCATCCCCTGGACAAAATCACGCGCTGCCTTACCCGCTTTGATCGTGCCGTCTGCAAATTTTACAACTTGCTCGGTAGCCTGTAACCCAACTTGCTTGACCGTTGCAATATCTTGGGCGGCAATCTTGCCCAATTCGCCCGCCGTGCCTCTTTGCCCGGTCTGTTCGCCTCTCAGATTATCTACTCTCTTCTGTAGGCGATCGCCTGCAATGTTTCCCAGTCCTTGGGCCACGTTACTTAATACAGATGCAGCGGCATCGCCTACGGGGGAAAGTTTCTCTAGGGCGCTGCTGACTGCGTTCGCGCCGTTGGTAGCCAGTTCATAGACCTTTTCGGGAGCATTGGGAATGTTTAATGGTGCATTGTACTCAGGCTGAAATACGCCTGATCTAAACTTGAAAAAATCTTGTCCCTGCTTTGCTGCATCGGTCAACCCCTTGGGCATCATGCCTTCATGGGTTCCCGCCATTTCGTAAAAGGCTGTCAGCTCACGCTTAAAGGTTTTGAGCCAAGCCAGGAATTTTTCATGTTCAGGAACATCGGCACCTGATACATTGAGTTTTTCAAAGTTGCCTGACATTGCTGCAAAATCATTGTCTCGTCTGTAACTAGGATTGCCAGGATCTATAAAGCTATATTCACCTTTAGCAACTTCAGACAGCGCTTTGAGGTCGCCAAGTATTACGCCAATAGTGCGAGGAATGCTTTGCGACTCATCATAAAGCTTATTTGCAAAAGAAAAAGACCTCTCTCCTTTTGTATAGCCAGGATCAATCTGCCCTGTCCCAGTAAATTCAGTAAATTGAGTCTGAACAGCTTCTCTCCCCAAAAATTTAGCTAGGTTGTGTAGTAGCCCTGCTTTTGGAATGACTGAGGTTGCAACTCCTGGTGTCAAAAGCCCCGTCAAAGGGAATGGAACAATGCTCTTTTTCTGAGTTTCAAGAAAGTTTTCACTTCCATCATTAAATAAATTGCCAAAAGCTGAAACTGCAATTGGATCGTAAGACCCTACCAATGCTTTGTAGTTATTTTTTGATGCAGTACGGGTCAGGTCAAACCCTGGCAACGTTAGACCTACACCTTTGACCTTTGCGATCGCTGCTCGTTCTACTGCCCCCACAACCTCTTCAACCAATGCAGCGCCACCGGACGATCCGGTTAGCGTGATAGGTGTATCTGGTGCAATCTTGCGAACTGCCATCACCTGAGCTAACATCTTAGCCGCATCAGGGTTTCTACCTGTTTCTACAGCCGTCCGCAATAGCCTATCAACAGGCATTGGAGCACCTGGGAATACTGCCTGACGCGCTTTATATAATGTTCCTAACGTAGAAGGATCGTTGCTATAGGTATTAGGAGATGGAATGGTTACGTTTCCAGGTGTCAGCTTCCGTACTAGATTTGCACTGAAATAGGTATTCTCACCACCTTTCTGATAGTCAATTCCTCCGGTCGCTATCGTGACGCCTTTAGCTTTTCTGATTTGGTCTTTTAACTCCTCAGACATATCCTGAAGAATTTCATCAACCATGCCCTCGGCTTCCTTGACCGTTCGGGATAGTTCAACTCGCTTACGAATCCTAAACGGCTGCGCCCCAATCCTTAAGGCAGCGCCAGCGGTATTCATTGCAGCCTCAATAGGCCGCTCTAGCATTTCCGTCTGGAGCTTTTTGAGCTTTGCGGAAACAGCGGCCTGATCGCCATCGACCACCGCAGATTCAAGCACATCGACTAAATTATCTTCAAGCTTTCGGATTGCTCGGTTAACCCGTTGAGGACTAAAGTTTGTCAGGTTGTCAATGGTTTGATCGGCATCTTTCCTAAAATCCTTTGCCGATCCATACCCGCCCGCCTTCGCTAGCCCAATGGTCATGGTTTGGACAGCCCGGTTAATCTGCTTATCCAGACCACGCCCAAAAGCTTCTAGGCTTGAATCGGTCGCTTTGCCGAATCCTCTAGAGATGCGATCGCCTACCTGAATCCCAATGCCTTGAATCACTGCGTTAGGGATTGAAAACAGGCTACCCAGGACACCCCCGCCGCTTGGCCTGTTATCCCTAAAGGCTTTTCCAATAGCCTTCTCGTATTCCTCCGCACCATCCTTAGAAGCGGATCGAATTTGATCGCCAACTTGCCGCCCATCAATCTGATGAGTGACGGTCAACTTTGCCTGAATGCTTGCCTCACTCTTAAGGCTTGTCAATTCGCCCCGCAAGTCTTTAATGAGGGCGATCGCATTGACAAGCTGTGACGTATCGGTTTTGACCTTTAGCGGATTAGCGTCTAAAAACCGTTGAAATGCCTTATGGTCGTTGGGTTTAACCACGTTGTAAAGGCGATTCAGCTCATGCAACTGAGACAGATCAACATTGACCTTTAGATCGCTAAAATTGGGCGGCTTGACCGCACTATAGGCACTCTCTAAGCGTTTTGCCGCCGCCATGTGGCGACGTTCGGCATCATTGACCGCCGCGTCATATTGACTAAAATCAGCGGCAAATTCGAGCAGGAGAGTGTCTAGGGTTACGGGCATGGGGTTAAGAAGCCTGAACTATAAAAACAGTTTGAGTTTTGAACAATGGCATTTCGTCGCTACAACGGTTTCGTCAATTTTGGCGGTAAAAATACTACCACTCTGCCCCCAAGAATTATGCCGAACGCCGCACAGTCTAGCCAAGCCACGGAGTGAAATAAACCCATTCCCGCTCTCGTCACAGCGGAATTCTTTGGATACTGAAGCAAAAATAGATAAACTGTTAGATGAAGCCATTGTCGAAGTTTCCTCGATAGTTGGTTAGCCCTAGGTTACTGCCTAGGCTCTCTACATAATAGCAAAGCCCCTAGCCCATTCCGGCTAGGGGCTTTGCTTTACGCCTGCAATGTTGCCTCAATCTCAGATAGGTAAGGCTCAAGGAACTGTTTCACGTCAAAGTCGAGGTATTCGTAATTACTAAGAATGTCCAATGCAGTCAACCGCGATATCTGCAAGGTGCGCTCTGCCTTGAATAGCTGCCACTCAGCGGGACAGGGCAAAAATTCAGCAAGGTCTGGCGGTTTGGCCCCTTTCTCAAGATGCGCAGAAACATACGTCCGGTGCATTTGAGCCGTTGCCATTGCTGTATGATTGCGATTTTGTCGAACCATCCGCCGCGCTTGGCGAATGACTGACATTCTCTGCTTGCCAAAATTGCGGTAGTGAAAACGTGTGTCATGGGCTAAGCCGCCGCAAAGATCGGTGTAGACTCCAGTCCAGTCGGTACCGCGTCTTCCGGCTTGGGGAGGGGCTGCTTCCCCTCCTTGCCTGCTGTGATTAGCTCAGAAGGGCTATCTGTAGCGGCTTCCGGCTGTACTCCCATTCCGTCTTCCTGGATCAATTCAGCAAGGCGATTAAGCTCGGATCTTTTGAGTCGTTGAGTATTGGAGAAATCCCATTCGCCACTTACTCGCGATCGCATAAAATACGTCACCAAGAAAATAGTCGCAACCGTATTCCCTGAAGTTTGCATGGATAAGGCAAGTAATTTAGAGAGCAAATCTTCGTTATCCTCTTGAAATTGCTCAATTTTCTTTTTAGGGATTACCGCCGCCAATGCCGTTGATTTGGCGTTTTCTTTAGGCGCGGGTTCTGCGTCCGCATCCGCTCCAATTACTTGGAGGTAAACGGATTGAAGTTGTTGAGTGTCCCCTTGCTTAATGCCAAAAAACTCACGCATTTGCTTAGAGATCGACCGCATCACAACCTGTAATTCAAGATTACGAATGCTGTTCTTACCGTTAATTCCCTCTACAAAAAATTGTTCGCCAGCGGTATATTCTCCGTACATTGGGAATGCATACTTACTTACCTGTTCTGTCCGAATCGGCACACAGTCAGGGTCAGGGGAAATATCAACCTCGAAAGGCAAGTTACTTTCTAGAGCAAGTTGAGTAACAAATTGAGCGATTGATTTCATACAAATTTCAAAAATAGGTTGACGGTGTACTCTAACGGAATCGGGTATTCTTGCCCCCTAAAATCCTCTGGAATTTCCACCCAGCGATCGCCATTAGGTAGAGCAATCTTGACCTTAGAAGGAAGATCCTCTCCTAAGAATGCCGCCCCGGCCCTGATTCCGTCAAGGGCTAGGGCTGCATTAAATAGGATTATACGCTGATGTTCGTTGACAACCAATTAAAACCCGCAGTATTGAAGGAACTTGTCATATGCTTGGATCTCAGCAGATGCAGCCACCATTTCAGATCGGTAGGGAGGGTAGTAGAATTCCCCTTGGCTCTGAAGGGTACCTGAAATTTTTGCATTAGTCTTAATCGCTCCAGACGCCTGAGGAGAGAAGAATGCAAACTCACCACCAATAGGGGGAAACCCGTTTCGGGCGATCGCCACAAACAGATTTTGGCCCCTCCGTCCCGCTGCGTGCATACCCCGCTGATGGGCAATGTTGTCGTCCGTTACGCGGTAAGCCAGCGGAATCACTAGGGAGCGAGACACAGCAGACATCGACTCAAATTGGCTTTCACCGTCAGTCGTGTCAACGGTTGTATCCGTGACGTTGAAACTCAGGTCTTCCCAGGAGTAGAGACGCAATAGCCCGTAGGTGAGGGCGATATCTGTCACTGCGATCGCGGCAGGGGCCGGATCAATCGTGACCGCTACACCAGACGCCCCCACTAGGGTTACGTCCTGGTTGACCTTAACCTTGGTCGTCGGTGCGCCAGCGGCCCCGAAATACAGGTTAGTGCCTTTAGTGATGGTTCGCTTATCCGTTGCCGTTGCCGTAACGCCACCAATGGACGCTAGGGTGAGGGTCATCGTTGTCCCGTTGAGCGCAACTGCGGTGGTTGAAATGCTTAATGCAGGCGCTTGTTTGTCGCACTTATCCAGGGGGATTACGCCGATTTTACTACCTTGGTTGGGGATTGTCCGACAGGCGTACTGAGTGATATCAACAGCGCTGGCGGTGTACAAATTAGAAATTGCTGGGACAGCCATGAGTTATAATCCTTGCGCGTAAATGGTCTGAAACTTTAGAAAGTCGATATATTCGACGCTGGAAAATGTGAACGTGCATTGTGGGTAAGACCCCAACAATGTATCTGCGTCCACAAAAATTGCATTAGCAACCCCGTTAAACAGTTGAATAAACAACCCTGTTAACCGCTCCACGGCATCGGGCAACGTGGGCGATCGCAGCGGTGGGGGATCTCGCTGGATAAGCAAAATATCCCAGCGGGAGGTATTAAGAGAGAAGCTATCCACCCCCGCTGATTCCGTATTTGGCAGCAATGGCGTAATAACCTCAAGCCCTGTCACCGTCTTGATTGTGCCAGGATTACCAATTGATATCGCAGTCCGAGTATGGCCCATTCCATCGTCATAGGTGCCCAATAGGTTTCCGCCGATCTTGTTGTTTGGGTCAGTCAAAATCGTTTCAATCACCTCGCTTAAATAACGCCCTGTGAACCTTGGATCGCTCATGCCGCTAACCACCCAGCGCGAAAGACTTGAGCAAAATCTAATTCTCTAGCAGCGACCCATGTCCAACGCCGTGCAGGGATACGCCGCCCATTGGTGAGTGTTGCCCCCTCGTGGACAATCACTGGAGGCGTTACGCCTTGCCCATCCCAGAGATAGTAAGCCGTTGCGCCTTGCACTCTGAGAGACTGAGAGTTTGCCAGAGCGCCAAGGTCGTAAATATTCCGGTAACTACCTGAGACGACCTCGCCGTTTGCCCTAAACGTTGTGCCAAACCCTACGGGCCATTGACGTTTTTCTCTGAACACTTTCTGCATTTGATCGGAGTAAGATTCTGCGGTGTGCTTAAACGCCGCAAGAAATTTCCGATCGCATTCTGCCCTGTTAGACATTCGTCTCATAGCTTTAGCAATAAGTGAAACCGATGACCCTCAATCCTTCGCCCGTATACCTTTTGAGTACTTCCCCACTGGTCTCCCAATGGTTTGAACTGACAGGTTATTGCAGGGCGATTGTCCATTTTGATCACACAAACAGATTCTCGAATGGCGTTCTCTGCGGGCTGTAACGGCTTCACAAACGCGCCTTTGAGTACCTGTAATGTCTCGTCAGCGCCGGGGAATACCTGAGCGGTAGGACGGCGATCCTGGCGAACAAAGACCCGATAGTCTACGACTGTTTTGCCGTAAATTGGTTGACGAGTCGTTGCGTCGACGCCAGTCTTCGCCCCTTGAATTGTGAATGACAAAGTTGCGTTTGATGACCCCATTACAACCTCCGAGGAATATAGGGACTAGGGCCAAAGGCAAGGAATCCCACAGAGATCATAGATCTCTGTGAGAGTAGTTGCTGTAACCTCTCCCAATACGGACTGTTTCGGTACTTTTGAGACACAGAGACCGCTGCGGAGGTGTCGTACTCAACCTCGCCATACAAATCATCTTTTTGCCGCTTAATCAGCCCGCTAGCCACCTCACCATTGGAAGCCGCTATTTCACGCGATCGCGATAGGCAATTATGGGCAACGTGTAAAGACAGCGCCAAGTCCTGTAGATCAGGGTCGCCTGAGAGGTAGTTGTAAGAATCGGCCTCTATGGCCGTCTCTCGAATTACACTATCAATCAACCCATAATATTCAGCGTCTAAAGCTGCAAATTCTGGGTAGGATCGTAGGAATAATTCGAGACTTATCATTCGGGTCTATCCCCTCTTAAATCCTTGAGCCGTTCGGTAATCTGCGATCGCACACCAGGGCGCGACTCATCCAAAAGCCATCCCTTCATTCGTTCTTCGTCGTAGCAGGACGCAATAAATTGGATCGCATCCTCTTCCTCAAAGACCGACAAGCCACCAATACCAGTGGCCCTAGTGGGCACCATTTCGACGATCGCTTTCCAATAAATCCGCTGTTTCACGAACGGGTCTTGTTTGGCAACTTCCCAATCGGCGGCATCCACAATCTGAGATCCGACCATCAAACGCAAGGTCTTAAAAAGTGGAATATCAACAAACTGTTGAGTCCCACCGTTTACGCCCGTTAATTGAGATGAGGATCCCGTTTTAATGGGGATTTCAAGCATTCGCACGGGATCAACAGATCCGACAGATGCAGTTCCGATGTGCGATTCTTTCTCAGGGTAGTAAATCAGCCCGATTTTGTCGGACTTTACGGCGGCTTCGACTGGTTTGGTAGGTGTTTCAGTAGGCATATTTTTAAGCTGCTGGGAACTCTAGAATTGTTGCAGAGAGAGGACGGTGGAAGTGGACACCACCTAGCTGACAGTGGAATAATACCTCGGTATTATGACCGCGTTCTTGAGGTAGTCCACGGGTTAAGCCCTTGGGTACGATGCTGATCAAAGAATCCTCATTACGGCTATAAAGAATCCCCAAGTCCCCGCCGTTTGGCCCTTTGCCCACAAGGTTGTAGGAGTTGGTGATTTCTTTGATGTGTGTATTGTTTTCCCTGATGAATAGCTTAGTACTAGTGCCTCCGGCAGATCCCGCGATCTGTTGACCCAATTCGTTATCCATGCTTGGAGGTAGAATCAAAGTGCCTGGACGCTCATTGCCCAACGTGCGATCAGGAGCAAGCATTGAGATATAGGATGCCAAGCCAATGTTGTCGCCTACAGAGGTCAATAGCCCAAAGCGATAGGGCATCACAGCGCGGGGCACGTCGGGATGAGTAAGCATCCCATATAACCGTTTGCCCTTGAGTCCATCGGAAAGGATTCTGTTTTGTAGCTCTTGGTATGCCCGATCAATCGCCCTGGTTTTTCGCTCTACCAAGTTCTCAACAATAGGTTGATTATTGGAGGCGGCGAATGCCTGCGAGTCCGTTTCCTTCAGGGTAATGTCGAACCCTGAATTGAAATACTCGGTGTCGTAGGTGATTTTTGTCATCCATACGTCCACCTTGGGCGCGGTCGTGGCGTAATCCGCCATCACGCGAAAAGTTCCGGCCCCAGTAGCACGGTAGTAGTCGATAGTGCCGACCCCAGGCATTCGTATGGAGTCCTCTGGCACGAATAAATTCAGGAAATCTAGAGTACCGTATTCGGTTTCTAGCACCTTGGGCATTACTACCCGCAAGGCATTATCAATCTGTCCAATTGTTACGGGCATTTCTTTCTTTACCTACTAGGCTAAATTAACAGAAACTTCGACACCGTGACGTCCATCAAAGACGAACGAACTACCCTTCGCAGCGCATCCGGTGAGCGCAGTTAAGCCAGTTCCAGCGGTGACGGCAACTGTGCCAAGTTGCGTGAGGTTGCCATTAACCGCACGGCGATACAACAGCGGGGAATCTTCGGTAATTGGCTCTTCTGCCCAGGCATAGAGGCTACCGGATCGGACGACACCTACTGCTGCCCCTGGTAAAATACCGTCGGATAATTCCCGAGCATGACTTGCAACGGAAAAGCCCAAGATGATATCTGCGACTGCGGTAGGTAGGCGACAACCGCGAACGTCATCCCCAGTTTTTCGAGCTACCACTAGACCAAATGGGATTTTGGTGGGCTGGGCCGATGCCACCCCCGCGCCTGTATTTACCGTGAATCCAGCGCCACCACCGCTAACCGTAACAGGGGTGGCAATACCAGCCAGCCGAGACAAAATAGTAATCCCAGTGGTGGCAACAGCGGCAAAGGTAAAATTGGAGCCTGCAAAACTATTTCGTAGTGCCGTTAATAGTTTTGGCTGTAACGTTGCAACCGTTTCAGCCGCTGAGCTAGTAACCGTAACTGCTGTCCCGTCAACGTTGATTGTATATGCGGTGGAGACAGCGATAGTGCCGATGTCCACCTGTACCGATTGGGCAGTTAGTCCACCCAGATTTCGATAGGATTCGACGATCACGCCATTGATGATCGTCCCAATCATCCCAGTCGCTTGGGTGGGGGTAAACGAGGTTTGTAGTCCAGTAATTGCCATTTGTTTCTAGTCCTATTTAATGGGGCGATCTTGAGGTCTGACACGCTTCTTGGCTTCAACCATGGACGCAGCATCAGTATTTACGGATCGCATCTGCTCCTTTGTCGCATCGGCTGCATCGGTGGCGATCGCAATCTCATACGCTGCATCGATATAAGCGTCGGGCTTTTCGGCGTAGGTGGCAGCGTCAGTGTTGAGGCGTTTGGCGATCGCATCAATCTTTAACTCGCGATCTGATGCGTCGGTTTTGACTTCAGCTCCCGTGATTTCAGCAATCCGAGTTTCAAGCGCTGCCCGAGCTTTGCCCGCTTGAAATGCTTTATCAATCTCAGCGGCGTCCACTTTAGCGGCTTCAAGTTCCTTGATTTTGGCTTCTGCAACATCGGCACGGGCCTGATGTTGATCGCGTTCGGTTTGGAGTGCGATCGCCTTTGCTTTTTCTTCGCTCAATTCAGTTTCAATCACGGCTGAATCTGCCGTGATTTTGAGCAAGTCTCGAAGGTGCTTTGCAAGGGTTTGTTCGCCTTCCGAGTCGCCAACCGCAAGGGTTGTAACGTCGTCGAGCTTTAATGAATTGATCATAGATTTCCTCTTTACAGGAGTAAGGACAAAAAGCTGTGGTTTATTGAGCCTGAGGTCTGCGGTGTCGATATCCTGCACCGCGAATCCCTCAGGCAGCGGATCGGCCTCGTCCGCGCTAAACCAGTTCACGTCAGGGCCAGCGCGACCATAGGGGACGCCTGAATAATGGTTGTAATAGGCGTTTACTTGATCAAACTTGCCATCGTTGCGGGGAACTTTGTCAGACCAATAGCCAGAGGAAACATCCGAGAATTCCCCTGATAGGATTTTGTCAATCAGCTCACCATGCGTAATGCAGCCGCTGATCATCGCGTAGTCGCCGTCGGTCAGCATTGCTTCGCCTGACATCCCACGCATATATAGATGCGAATTGTCACGGTTTACAATTTTACCAGGGGGGTGCAACTGTGTAATGGGTTTGTTTCTAGCCGTTTTGAGCGAGTCAGTATTGAGCAGATTTTCACGGGTGACTACTTCTATATGCCGCGTGCCGTCTGCATTCAGGTATGGCAACTCGCCCACTTTCCGAAAGCGGAACATGCACCGCAAAAAACCTTCGTCGGTCTTTTCCGGCTTAACAATTAATCCTCGATCGCAGCGGAATACGGCCATATCAACTCAATTCGATACCTCAATTTACTCTGAGTTCTCTGCTATAATTTAATGCGACTACCTAAAAGGCAAAGAATAGCGACAAATGGCAGTAATCGAGATTTATGTGCCGCCCGAGGTGCCCATCTCTCGGCGTAGGGGAGTATCAATCATGCTGGCTCGCAGAGCGGCGGGACTGACCGTTAGGGAACTAGCGACAAAGCTGCATCGGTCGAAAGATACGGTTCATCGCTGGGAGTTGGGGACGCTTTGCCCAACACTGGACGATGCCAGAGCGATCGCTGATGTGTTGGGTCAACCGATAACCTTCCTGTACTGAGATTTGGGATGAAATGCCTGAAGCATGGAATCATCATATTCAGAGATGGGGTAGCACTTCATTTAAAGGTGCAAGATCATTAGGACAGATAAAACTTACTGCATAGTTGAGAATGCCACTTTTACAGAATCTGTTAAAAAACAAAGATTCTGTGCTTCAATTTTTGGCCACGATCAAATCTTCGAGCGATCGCACATAGACCACACTACACCGACAGTTTCCCCCGCACTGGCAATTCTCCCCAGGCAAAGGCAACGCCCCAATAGACACAACGCCAGCGGACTGATACCTCACACAGTCTGCACAATGGCGATCCGTAAAGCCTAGAATGCGGTACATGTAGCGGTCGCCCTGTTCCAATTGCCTAGCTTGTACGCCCTGCTCGAAGGAAGTCCGGCCTTTCTTGACATACAGATTGAGGCGTTGTTGAAACCGTGCGATCGTCATGGGTCGCTGCTGCCCATCCTTGCCGATGGTGTACCCGCGCTGGATATCCTCAGCGAATTGTCTGAGATAAGTGTAGTCAGATTTTAGGTCACGTCCTACCGCCAGATAGTCAACCGCAAAGGTTTGGGCAAGCCCACCTTTGGCTAATACCAATTGATGCAGGCGTAACGTCTTGAGCGCCTGCATGGTGGATTCTTGCCAGGACTTTAGGCTGATTTGGTCTTGGATGAGGAGATCGCCCAACTGCTGAATGTTGTTGCCGATCAGTTCGATATTGCGCTCTTGTAGGGACTTGAGCTGATTGGCATTGATAAACCGCCCTGTGCTCGAATCTCGATACCGGGCGGTTTTCTTGTCCCATTGCCAGAGCGTGGCGGCGATCGCGTCAGTGGTGATCATTTTATCTATTCATGGGGTATACTGAATATAGTTGTTTAGAGAATAGTCATGCAATCAGCCACCGAAGTAATCCAAAAGGTTCATGCGCATGGGCAGCAGAATGCCTGTGATGATACTTTTATCGTCCCGCACGATTTTCCTGTAGGGCAATATTTGCCCCAGGGCGATATTAACATTTTGCGGCTTCCCGCAGTACCAGAAGGCATGGTGCAAGTCGAAAAACAGGCTCAGCTAGCGCCAGGAACTAGCCGTGGGTCTCGTCACTGCATTAAGGCTGAGGATCTAAAGCACTGCACTTTCTATGCCTTTTTGGACGCCAACCCTTTAGAAGGGCCAACAATCGTCATGGATAAGTCCACGACGATTGAGCATCCAGAGCATCGTGATTATGTTTGGCCTCCGAGCATTGTAGCGGTTGGATATCAACGACGATTAGCCGATGAAATTCGGAAAAGTCAAGACTAATAGAAATTTTGCTTTTTTTGGACATATTTTAAGGTAAAACAAAATGACAATGACAAATTTTGACTTATTCAATGAATCGCTGTATGACAACTTAAAAGCTACGTTATGGGAGCAATACAGCAATACGACTTTAGAACTTAGAGAAAGATTATCAGAATCTGTCTGGGATAACGAACGACTGTGGCTTAAATCTCTTGCCTTGAGCAAAATTTCTTGTGAATTGGAGCAATCTGACTGGGGAATGTTAGATGCCTAAAAAAATAGAAACAATCTCATCTTCTCAATGGGCTGATATCTACAAAATGCGACAATCAATCTATGATTTGTGCGCTAGCCCGACAGATCATGCATTAGCCGAACAAGCGGTCAATGCTTTGTATACTAATGTGAACAAACAACCCCCAAAGGTCTTGTTTTGCAAAAGTCCATTAGAAGGAATGTTACTGTTGACAACATTAAAGCAACCCAATCTCCGCACCAATCTCATCGCCAATCTCAGCGACAATCTCAGCGACAATCTCCGCGCCAATCTCCACGACAATCTCAGCGACAATCTCAGCGACAATCTCAGCGCCAATCTCCGCGACAATCTCCGCACCAATCTCCACGACAATCTCAGCGACAATCTCCGCGCCAATCTCCGCGACAATCTCCGCGCCAATCTCCGCGCCAATCTCATCGCCAATCTCCACGACAATCTCCGCGACAATCTCATCGCCAATCTCGGCGACAATCTCATCGCCAATCTCCACGACAATCTCCGCACCAATCTCATCGCCAATCTCATCGCCAATCTCAGCGACAATCTCCACGACAATCTCCACGACAATCTCAGCGACAGCTTTAATTTTTATTACGCAAAAGCTTTTCTAGGTTATATTCTTGGGGGAAAGATTGCTGGAGCAAAATTAGATAACCACAAATTTGAACAATATAAATTAATAGTTAAAAATCTAGACTGGATTTTCCCATTCGAAAATACTTGCATAGTCTGCGATCGCCCCACAAAAATAGGCTGGCATGATGCAGGGGGTATTCATTGTGAAGATGGGCCAGCCGTTGAGTATGCAGATGGATATTGCCTTTGGGCACTGGAAGGGTATCTTGTTCCCGAACAAGTTGTAATGAGTCCTGAAACTCAAACCCTTGAAGATATTCACAATGAGGAGAATGAAGAAATTCGTCGTATTCGAATTAATCGATTTGGATGGAGTCGATATATTTCTGAATCTCACGGTGAGGTATTAGATATTTCTATGCCCCGCTATGGTGGGATGGAATCGCTGATCAAAACGAGTATGGGCACAGTCCTATGCACCTACGATCCATCTACAGGTCGCCCATACTCTCTTGAGGTACCGTCTAGGCTAAAAACCTGTGAGCTAGCTCAACGGTATTTGCTTGCCCCGGAAGTTTCATTCGGAAGGCATGGTGTAGATGTCAGTAAAATTGAAACTTACCCGTTGATCCGTGCATAAGTGCCCTGTCTGTAAGTCTGAGCGAATAACAAATTGCGATCGCCTCCCATCAGGAAGCGATCGCAAACAATGCATGGATTGCAGGCATAAATGGGTGCCAGAGCCTAAAAAGCCTGGGCCTAAGATTAAAATCAAACATCCAACAACCCCTTAAACTTGGGCGGCATCGTCCTATCCCATGACTGCCCGATCTTATCGATATCACTCTGCAAAATCATAGCTTCCTGCTCAATTTGCGCGGGGCTTACCAAATCCCCTCCCCTTTGTAGGTGCTGGGATGGCGGGGGCAGGTTCTGTGGGCTGTTCTCTAATGGCATCGTCTAGGCTCTCCCAAGCGTCGTTATCTAAGACTTTGCCAATGGGCACGTCATCTTCAAGCGATTTGCGGGCCTCTTCAGGCGTGATGGCAGCCCCCAAGGATTTGATCGTATCGGCCTTGGTTTTGTCGAGGTTCGCCAGATCAACCGCTGACAGAGTGAGGATTGAGGGGTAATGCATCTCCCAATCCTCCGGTTCACCGTAGATTGAGTGGGCGATCGCCACCAACCGCTCTACAGGTTTGCATAGGTTCAGTTGCTGCTGTTGAGTAATCCACTGTGCCCAACTCTCAGACTGGTATCGCCCTGAGGTTTGGCCCGATGGCGATTGATTGAACAACATCGTGTCAGGGACATTGCAGGCTCCAGCGAAGTACTGGGCAAACAGTTTGACAACCTCGGGCATTGCAGAATAGTCGCGATTGACGGTCTTGTACTCACCGCCGTTTTTGGTGTCGATCGCCATCATGTTTAAAACCGACCGGAACATGTTCAAGCCGTCAACGTATAGTTGCAAGGATTTTGGATTCTTAGCTAACGTCGCTAGGTCGGGTATCCCTAAGATGTCCTGCGCCCAAGTGGGCAATGATGCGGCGATGGACTGGCAGGCGACATCGAAATTTTGGAAGTCTCGATAAACCCGGTCGATTAACGATATCCCTAGTTGCTCCAGTGGATTAGCTGTGATCTCCTCATTGCCGCCTAACTTTTTCACGCCATAGAACAGCAAAATGCGATCGCGGTGAATCTTCTGAGAACCGCTCCCAAGGCTGAATAATAGAGGTTGCCCATACTCTAGGCTAGTTGGATCAGTATCCCACTCCGCAACGGTCAACAGCCCGTCAATGCCGCCGCCATAGGCTCTGTAGCCACGAATAGAGCGCGGTTTTTTGTTGATGGGCAGCGCCAAATCAATCTCGTCATCCACGAATAGCAGCACCCCGGCCCATCCGTGGATCCGTGCCATTTTCCAGGCTTCTGCGATCGCATCCTTTGCCCCATCTAAAATGCCCTGAACCTTTGCGCTATCCCCACCGGATTTATTGGAGTAGGCACAGTATTTTTGTAGGCTATCGTCCACCACTAGATCGATTGCATTGGCGATCGCTGGACAATAACCATACAGATTTTGGCGCTCTTGACGGGTGAGTATTACCCCTTGTGATGCGGGGGTGAACTGTGCGGTTTTGTTTGCGCCACCATACTGGCTAAAGCCAAGCATTACGTTTTGCAAGTGGCCGTCTGTATTAAATTCTGCGGTCATGGGGCGATCGCCTAAAACTATAGATATTCTACTCTACTCAGGCGATCCCGACTCTTTTATCTCCTGTAATGGGTTGCGCTTTTTAGCTTTTAGACGGGAAGCCCCGCGCTGTACCTGTACTCAGGTCAGCGTCGGGATGAAAGGCGCGTGAGTTGAGGTACGTTGCCTGACCAATGCCGGAGGCGAGGAAAGGCAACAGTGCCGAAACGAACAAATAATCTATGCCCCTATTCAGGGGTGTTTTGCTCCTCAATGTATTTCTTCAGAACCGAGATTGTGACCCCGCCACAGGAGGCGATGAAGTAAGACTCGTTCCACAGAACCTTTTTCCAATAGACTTTATCAACTTCAGCGGGAAACTCTTCTCTGAGCCTTCGACTGGAGACAGACTTCAAATTTCCGATGAATTTGGGTAACTCCATCTGAGGCAAATACTGAAATAGCAAATGGATGTGATTATCTTCGCCATTAAATTCGACGATTTTGCAGTTCCATTTCTGACATAAATCGCCCATCACTTCACCTAGCCGTTGAATCATCTCGCCCGTGAGCACCTTGCGGCGATACTTGGTTGTCAGCACCAAATGAGCTTTCATGTCAGACACGGATCTACCACTGGATACAAAATCGTCTTTCATCAACAGTTTACAATGATTTCTCTTATCAGTGTATCTATTTTAAGCTACAGTGAGTATAATAGAGACATGAGAATTGCCTACCAGTATCGACTACGCCCAACACCTGTCCAGGAGTCTTTGATGGATAACTGGCTGGAATTGTTGCGTCGTCAGTACAATTACCGCTTGGGTGAGCGGTTTCGTTGGTATGAGGAGAACCGATCTCCTATTAACGCTTGTCCTTTGGTTTGCTATTTGCCAGCCCTTAAAGACAATCCTGATTTCTACTCTCAGAAGCGGGATTTGGTTAACTCCAAAGCGTTGTTTCCTGAATATAAAAGGGTTCAATCTCAAGTTTTACAAAACTGTATTGAACGAGTTAAAAAGGCGTTCGACCGTTTTTTGGAAGGAGATAGCAGCGGCAAAAGGTCAGGTAAACCACGCTTTAAGGGGAAAGGAAGATATCGGTCTTTCACATTTCCTCAGATGAAGCAGGACTGTGTTGAGGGGAAATTCATTACGTTTCCAGTGCTTGGCGATGTCAAATTCATTCAACACCGTCCATTGCCTGTAGGCTTCAAAATTAAGACGGCAACTATAACACTCAAGGCTGATGGTTGGTATGTCAGCCTGAGTCTTGAGGATGCCAGTGTTCCTGATGTGATTCCAGAAACGCCCATCCTGGAGAACACTATCGGGATTGATATGGGGCTGAAGGTGTTTTTGATGACAGATACGGGTGAAGAGGTGTCCATCCCTCAACCCTACCGCAAAGCCGAGAAACGTCTCAAACGAGTGCAACGTTCCCTGTCTCGTAAAAAGAAGGGGTCAAACCGTCGCAAAAAGGCGATTAAGCGTTTGGCTAAATTGCACCTCAAGGTTGCCAATCAACGCAAAGACTTTCACTACAAGACAGCTAAAAAGCTTTTAAACAAAGGAAAGAATATTGGGCATGAGGCGCTCAATATCAAGGGCATTGCCAGAACTCGGATGGCAAAATCGACCCATGACGCTGGATGGGGTCAATTCCTGAAAATCCTATCGGTCAAGGCTGAAAGAGCTGGACTGATGGCAATTGCAGTGAATCCAAACGGTACAACTCAAAACTGCTCAAGTTGTGGGCATAAGGTTCCTAAGACTATCCAAGATAGATGGCACTCCTGCCATCATTGCGGATGTGAACTAGATCGCGACCATAACGCGGCTATCAATATCAGAAATAGGGCGGTGGGTCATCCCGCCCTTAAAGCTCAGGAAACGCCCGATGGGATTCCAGGGGTCACTGAGAAGCCCGCGCTGTAGGCGTAGCATCAGCGTCGGGAGTATGTCACGCTTCATATCTAGCCTTTCCTGCCATTCCTTATTCCGACGCATAGCCCTAGGCCACGTCATGAAATCTGCTTGCTTTTCTTCAATTGTTTCAGCCATTATTCAACCTGCTGCGTGTGAACTACCACACACTGACCTTCGGTACAGTGTGGGCTTCCCAATTCAACGGGCATTGCCGCCAAGACTCCGTAGTCCGTTTGGTCTTACATACCCTCCAAGGGCAGGAGTCCTGGTTCCCAA